ATAGCTTTCAAGCAAGCTTTGATTGTTGCTTGCGTAGCAAGCTTTGATTGTTGCTATTTCTTTCTAAGGCTATATAATCATCTAACTCCTTCTTAGACCAAGATAACTCCTTAAATCCAGGGGACTTTTCTCCTTTTGGAATCTTTCCTTCTCTAACTTTATTGTCGAAGTTTGCTCTACTCATATTCAAGTACTTACATGCTGAGTACTTACTAACTCTAATTTCCTTGTCACTTAACCTTTTTAAAACTGTTATCACTTCTAATAACTCATCTTCTGTCAAATTAGAGTTGCCTGCATCTATATCTTCCATAATCCTTGATAAATAATTCCTAATTAGCTTTATCATTTCTTCTTCTCCTTAAGTACAGGTATAATATAATAAATAAAAATATCCCTGCAACTATTAAATGCAACATGAGAAACTCTAAATCTGTTACTGGAATGCCAAGGTAAGTATCATACACATTTATTAATGTGTTAATCACTATATAGTGCAAGAACATTCTATGATAGGCGCAGAATCCAAATACATACGAAGTCAAATATAAAAATATAATAGGTAATATAGACAAAGCACCTAAGTAATTCAAAATTCTTAGATCAATTCCAAAATAAGATAAAATTGTATAGATTAGATATATACTTGAAATTAATACAGGTATAACCTTTATCATATACAATTCTATCTTATAAAGAGTCTTATTTCTTATTCTTTTTGAGCTTTCCACCTCTTCCATAGGCTCTCTTACTTTTTGAAACCCCTGCTTTTATCATCATAGGTTTAGCTCTACCAGTTTTCTTAACCATACTATTTATTTATTTTTTTTTAGGTTTCTTTCCTTTACAACTGCATTTCTTTGCCATATTATTGTATTTTAATGTCTATATTTTCCCCTCTTTTATGAGCTTCTAAAAGTATTTTATACAATCTTTTAAAGGTAGCTGTACTGTTTTTTATAGTTCCTTTGTCAGCCTTTTCCCCTACAAGAAGACAGCCATCTGTGTCTTCAGGTTTATTCCCTATGTGAATTAGGACTCCTTCATACCCAGGGACATTAAGTAGTCTAGGTAGTTTCCCCTCAATGTCTTTGTATTGTTCATATTTACTAAACTTAGGGGATACCATATCTATTGTTATCCTATACTCTCCTATAGGAATAGCAGTCCTACCTATAATCTTTATTCTTTTTATTTCTTCTAAGGGCATTGTGGATTTAAGTCCCCTATCTGTATCTTCTAATACATTACAAAAGAAGACTCCATCTATATAAAGTTCTGACAACCTATAATTAACACCTCTCTCAATTATCTTAGATACTAGTTTCATCATTATCCTCCATTTCTCTACTAGAGATAACCTCACCTAGAATTTCTCTTATTTGATCTTCAGTATAGAACTTTCTTTTAGTACAATTATTGTCTAGGCAAGAATTATTTAACAGTCTATGTACTACTCCTTTAAGTCTATAAACTTCAATTCTATTATTCTCAGCTAACCTAATATAAAATTGTAGTTTTCTATTATTATCTCTCACAATATCTTCATAAAATTCTAGGGACTTTTGAAGATTAGCTATTTCATTGGAGTCTACTTCACTATTATACTTTCTTCTAGCAAAAAACCAAGAAAACCAACCACTTGCAAAGGTAGTTATTATACCTACTCCCCCAGTAATTAACACTCCTATATCAATCATCTTAATCTACTATTTCAACGAATTTTTGTTTCTTATTTATACTGTATGGATTATTATTTATAACTTGTACTTCTAATATCTTATGTTTCCTCTGAAACCATCTTAGTACCTTACATTTCTTGGGTGGTCTTATAGTTTCCTTCCTATAAGAGGTTAGTACATAGTACTCGTTTGTAAACTCAGGTGTAGCTACTATGATATTAGGATATATCAGGTCTATACTCAACTTATACCAGTCGTCTACAATAGTTGTATCTATATTAAGGGTGGGATCCCTAAATAAGGTGTCCTTGAAAAGGATAGTATCTGTCCTCTTTGTATTACTCAAAAGATATTGTAGTTGTTTAATATTTTTATCCTTAATATTAAGCTCTTTCCTGACACTATCCATCTTATGGATAAGAGAGTCATTTAAATATTCCAGTTGTTCTACTGTAAACTTAAATACTCTATTTTTATCTTTTAGAAGACTATTTTCTTGTGAATAGGCCTTTTCGTTACTAATAGACACAGACAAATCTTCCCTTAATGACTTATTACCTTTGTATAAACAAATAACAGATACAAGTAATAAACCAATAAAAATTAGTTTAATCCCACCAATATATTTTCTAAACATAACATATAACTAAATTAACCATAAGTAGCCAGGGTGGTTCTACATTTATTTGCTGGAACTGAGTCACTAGGGATATAAGAATTTATACTTTCAAATACTCTTCCCAAGTCTCCATAGTAATAGTTAGGATTCATGTCTCCTTCTTGAGTGTAGCTAAAAGCTTCAACCCATTTATATGGATCTGTATTATTCTTCCTATATAGATAGAACCCCCATAAAGTATAACTATTCAAGTCTAATTTTTGAGTGACCTTGTCTCCAGAACTATTTATAATAGGAATATTCCAATCCAAAAAGGCATCTTTTCCTGGATATACTCCCCAGCCTTCAATGTCATTTAAGTCTGATGTGCTGCCTATGTATTGGGTTGGACTAAACGACCTAGTTCCTGAACTAGTCCAGAATAAGTATAAACAGTTATCATTGTAATCTCCTGAACTAATATCTAGGGCATTTTCTATACCAAGCCATTCATCATGGACACTATTAGAAGCAGTTATGTTACAATTATTCACGAATAGGTTAGCTTTAAAAGAAGCGTAAGTGAATCTACCTCCCTGTCTATTATTTTGAGTTTTTGACTTTATTGTTAAATTTAAAGAACTAGAACCAGAGCCCATAGTTAGCTTATACCAACTACTGCCGTACTTATATACTATAGTATTAGTATTATTCCCTATTCTGTAATTACCACTACTACTCAAATATGTAGTAGTATAATAGGTAGCTGTAGTGGTATTATTCCCTGCAGCACTACCTTCTAGGTAGACTTCTGAACTAACACTAGGAATACTATTACCATTTCCCGTTGGTATAGTTACATACCAAGAATAGGAAGTCTGAGAGTTTTTATATATATCAGTAATTTGAACTAGTTCGTTAGATGAATAGCTCCCATTCACCTTTCCAGAAGCATTAATAACCTCTGAATAAGTAACATACTCATTAGTTGGGGATAATGATGATCCTATGATTGAATTACAATCTGCTTTAGTAGCTAGTTCTGACATTTTTCTTTTAATTTATTTTCCAGTTCTAATAATCTACATTCTAGGCTCCTAACTTTCAAGAGTAGTAATTCTGTGTATTCTATATGTTTATAACCCTCATCATCAGTATTAACTACTTCAGGAGCTATCTTTTCCACCTCTTGTGCAATGTAGCCAATAGAATGCTTCTTGTTCTTTTTATAGTCAAATTCCTTCAAGTCTAAGGAAGCAAGTCCTTTATATTTATCAGGGTCTATAACTTTAATGTTTTCTTTTAGTCTTATATCAGAGCTCTTATAGACATGATTAGCAGTCAAATTAGCATTCATTGTAACATTTTGTTGTACTGTAATGATAGTGTTAACCCCTTGAATACCAGATTTGACATTTAATATTTCAGGATTGTTACTGCTACGCCATTTAGTAGGGTCATTATCTATGAAACGAGCCTTTAGCCTAAGAGTGGCTGCATTTGCATATTGATAAGACTCTGTATCAAATACAATATCAAAACCTCGTCCCCCAGATCCTATATTAATAACCTGTACAGGGCTTTCAGTGTTATAATTCTGAAATTTGTCTTTCAGAGTTAAATAAGCAAACTTTTTTCCAGAAGTATCAGTTTTTAATACAAAAGCAGTTACAAGTAAATCTGCAGCTGATATTGAATTTACACTAGTGCCCTTAGTCCATTGTAGAGAACTACTGCTAGTAGACAGTGCCAGATTATTGACAATCCCTGATGTTAGAGCCAGTGTTCCACCAGTTGAAGGCAGATTAATATCTATATTTGCAACATTAGGGCACATCAACCTAATGCTATTATCATAGCTAGATGTATTGTTGTAATGGAAGTCTAAATATCTACCTACTTCCATAACACCTGAGTTACTTATTGTAGGGATAGTGCCAAATACTTTGGTATCTCCATCTTTAGATAAAGAGAAACCCTCAACACTTTCTACAGTGACTACACCACTACTTATGGACTTAATATCTCCCCCTGTTTTAATAGTACCCGCACTAGGACCATTAGCAAGTGCTACATTACCTGAAATTGTTACAGTTGTGCCTGATTTAGAAGCACTAAGACTTAGAGGAGAAGAGCTTGAAGTATTTATAGTGCCAATACCTCCTAAGCTACTTAAACTATAAGTAGGTTTATTAGTCAAGTCATTATAATTCCCTGTTTTGGCAACAGTAGCTAAAGTTAAATTACCACTATGGTATAGTGTGTTTATAGTAGAATCTAACCTAAAAATAGGTCTACCATCTGTATGTAACCCTAAATAATAAGTATGGGAGTTATTACTAAAACTAAAATCAATAGCTCTACCACCATTCCAATCTGAAGTGACAACACCAGTTCCTTTAGAACTATTAAGGTTTATAAAAACCTGTGGAGTACTATCATTGTAATGATTTACTGTAATGGTTCCCTTAACATTAAAGACAGTACTTGGATCAGCACCTCCAACAACAACCCTACCTCCCCTTGGTTGCAGACTTAACAAGGCTCTACTAGGATATTGAGTAGGATAGCCAGATGTCTCTGGATCCTGACCATCAAAACTTGTCTGTAAACACACGCATTCAGGACCATGAGACTCTCTAGCAATAGTATATATTTTTAAAGAGCCATCATTTCTATACAAGAAGTCATTGCCAGAATCTGCATTATTAGTATTTCCTATTATGAAATTCCCATAGAAGGTAGTATTTCCATTAACAGTCCCACCTGTAAGAGGTAAATACTTACCGTTTATACTTGTACCTTGATTAAAGGCATCTGGGAAAGAAATTTCATTCCATTTCTTTCCCTCAACCCCTACTTTGAATAGCCCTGGGTGATCAGAGACCCAACATAATTCTCCTGATTTCAAGACGGGATTCTTATTATTCCACTCCTGAAGAGTAAGGCTATGATTTTTTATTCTTATATTATTGATTTCCAAGGCTTCTTTTTTTTTGTTTTATTAAAATCAACTAGCAAATCCGCATATAAGCGTCAAATTATTTAAATCTGATGCTTGTAATGCAGTCATTCCTTTAGTTACAGTTATGTTACTACCACTCTTAGCAACTGATGTAACAACATTACCATTTCCAGTAGAATTTACAGCTAAGGTGTTGTTAATAGCTGTTGAAACTGCATTTGATATAGCAGTGTTAACTCCTGTTATAGCAACACCATTAGAATCAACAGTTAGAAAGGATTCACTATTTGAACTTTTCTTTACAGAAAAAGTACCATCAGCTGCTAAATTAAGCCCATTACCAGCACTATAGACATCTACAAGACCTGTAAGATCCACTGTAACAGTTTGATCTCCCTTTGTAGTGTTAAATACCAAAGTTAATATATGAGTATCATTATTAAATGATGAACTCTTCAGTATTTGTTCTACTGGGAAATCTACCGAGGATATAGTTATACCATTATTACCTTGTAGAGTTAACACACCATTTGTTGGATCAAGATGTAATTTTAGGTGGGTAACTAAGCCATTGACATCTTGGGTTAGTACTTTCTCATCATTACTTAGTTTTAATTCAACTGAAGCAACCCCAGATTCTTTGTCATTGATGACAATAGCATTTTTACCATTGTAATCTACAATAGCATCCTCTACTATATTTGTAATACTTTCAGTTATAGATGCTTTATCAGCAAAAATGCTGGCTAATTCATTCCAGGGTGTAGTCCCATCACCTACTTTAAAGTAGTAGTTCTCATTAGAATCTGTATAAAATCCTATCTCACCCTTAAGAAGGGTAGGGTTTTTAGAAGCCCATACTTCTTCTGTTAAGAATTTTTGGGCTACAGTAGCATTATTTATTATCATTTTTTTTTTTGTTATTCACATAAAATGATTACCCCATCCAATTTGGGTTTCAATTCTGACTCTTGGATGTCCGCAGATATAAGTCTATATTGGGTTAATTGTACATCCCAAACATAGGCTCTGTTGTTTTGGTTGGTAGCTATGTAAAGAACATCCTCATCTCCTACTGGTGGGAAGTTCATACTAGAATCTCTAATTATCCATTTCTTAGTGCTACCCCCCATAACATTCCTAACAGACCCCTTTAACAGAACAGTCCCGATATTTGAAGAGGCTTTTATTATCTTATTCTCACTCATAGTTAAGCTCTTTTCAGCTCTTCTAACATAATAGGCAGAGATCCTTCTACCCACTTTTCATAATAACCACTACTAAAGGAGTCTGACAAAATTCTATCCCTTTGTCTATAACTCAACTGACCTTCCCCTTTAAAAGGGTAATAGTTATGATCTAATATAAACTGAAGGGTGTTGTCTTCTACTATAGCATTGGTTAATTTATAAGAACCACTAGGTTGAAGTTCTGAAGACACTACTAAATAGTCTTTATCTCCTGGTAAGTAAAATTCAAAGTAAAACTCTGTGTTTATTTTACCATCCTGTATAAATTCCATTGGATTGCCTTCAGTATCTGTCATTTCTATTATGTCAATAATTATGTCACTAGGTATTTTGACCACTCTACAGTCACAGCAGCATTCCAGGGATTCCCCGTTTATTTCATTAATTACTAACATATTATTTCAAGTCTATATAATCATACCAGAATATTACTTCTGTATTTTCATTTAAAGAGTCTGAACTGTTGTATTTTTTATACTTTCTTAGATGCCATTTAGGTATGAATGGTATTTTTGACTCCTTATGACAGTTTAACTCTTTAAAATACTTAGGGTGTATTTTACCATATATATTTCTAGATGTATTCCAGTATTTCTTATCACTTACGTATATACAGTAAGGATGGTCTTTTGTAAGAAAAAAAGCCTTAATATAATCTAAGTCTTTGTCGGTTGTTTTTCTAAAAGTATTTTCCAATACTATCCTATAATAACAACCATTCTTTTCTAAAAGATTTATAATGGACATTACATCTACTTTATACTCACATAACCCATGACATGCTATAAGGTTATTATCCTTGTTTAGCCTAATCCGTATATCAAATACCGTACATCCTTCAAGAATCTGATCTGGTATAGGTAGCCTCTGTGTTTTACTAAAAACCTGAAATATTTTGTGTATAAAGTTTTTGGGTTTATAACAGGTCATTGAATCATGGGAACCGTACATTTTCTTATTAATTTACTAAATTATACATTGTTTGAGCACCCCAACCATTATCATTGAGTACTATAGATACTATACTTGTTTTATAGTTGAAATACAGAGTATTTCCTATATAGCTATTAATAGCCAGTACACACTGTTTACCTTCTATATTGCATTTTAATGCACATACAATATCCCCCATATTATGGGCTTCCAATAGTTCTACAGCAATGCTAGCCTCTGTGACAGGTACAAAATCTCCTGTTAAGCTATCTATAGATCCTAGATCTATGAAGTTTGTATTAGCAGTATTAGTAGTACTAAGAGTATTAATAGCATTTGTTTTATAGACTGACTTTCCAGTAATTGTACCGTTTACTGTTAGATTTCCAGTAATGGTAACATCTCCACCTACAGACATATCCTTGTCTGTAGTAACATTACCTTTTATTATTAGTCCATCACCTTGCCCAGAATCTATAAGAACACCATCTGTTACTATCTGTACTCCTTGTGTATTAGGAGTTGATACTGTACTATCTGCTAAGCTAACCCCTTTTATAATTACAGGCCCAGCATAGGCATCAATAATAATATTGGCTTCTGTAGTAGAATCTCCTCTTAACCTTATTGAAGAACTATATTCTTTTTCTGATTCCCAGGATTTAATCTCTAGCGTTGAATTTGTTGCTTCTATTAATTTAGTCTCTAGACCCTTATTTGCTGTAAGAGCCCCATTAAAAACTGCTTTAGAAACAAAAGTACTTAACCCACTAATGTTAATATCATAAGTGTCCGTTATATTTAACGGCTTATTGAAGTTTAATTTTATAGTATCGCCATCATAGTCTTCTGAAAAAGAATCTATAGTTAAACTATCAAATTTTAAACTTTGAGATGAGGCTTCTTTTTTAAAATACCCACTTAAATCAGGAGTTTCTCCTCCAGATGAAGGATCCACAGGTACTCCATTAATTTTTAATGTACCTGTTATACTTAAATTCCCATTTAATGCAGTATTTCCCTTAATATTAAGGGCATTTGAAGATAAGGAGGATTCTCCTGATATAACTATTGTGCCTTCTCCTGGGTCTATTTCTAGGCCTTCATCAAAGTTAAAGGTTATTTTGCCTGGAGATGTCAGATAAGCTCCTTCTGGTAGCTGAATATCTGAGGTATTTAAAGCTATATAGTTTCCAGCTACTATCTTAATCCATGTAGCACTAGTCATTGTAAGATTCCCACTATTAGCTTCTAAGTTAAGGGCATTATTAGCCCAGATAGATACCCCTCTTTCCCCTTGTATATCTACTTTATTATCCGTAAATATTACAAAGTTACCATCTTTTTCCAGTGCTAGGTAGTTAATTCTTTCCCCGTAATCTGTAGAATTTAGTTGAACTTTAAAGGTCTTATCTTCTAAGATGTTGTCCCCAGCTTTCAAATACTCCAACCTATCTATCTTGGTATTAAGGGTATTATAATTAGTAGTGATAGTATTGTTAATACTCTTAATAACATTGTCTAGAGAGTTATTATCCCCATCATACACTCCCTTTACATGAGTAATAGGATATAATTTGGTCTCTCCTGTGCCCCCTACTAATTGACTACTTAAAAGTTCTACAATTTTTCCCATACCACTATATTAGTAACCCACTGGTTCTTAAACCAGCAAGTATAGTATTAATTTTGGTAATTACCTCTGAAAGTTCAACGTCTCCACCTAGATTCTCAATATTAGGAACAGCCTTAACCAATCCTAAAGTATCTTTAGTAGCTTTGTTGTATAGGGTGTTATTATCTTCCCCCCACTCAACAGAATTTTCAGTTTTCTTAAGAACCTGACCCTCTGTTCCTCCTTCTGGCAGAATAGGTGGTATTTGAATTTTTATATCTTCCCACCCATTTCTGCCATAGTACTTCAAATGGCCTTTATCTAACCAAAGTTGATTCTTGTCAGGAGCAACTTCAGATTCAATTATATTCTGAATCTTTTTCATATCTTTATTACTATATCGGGGACAGTTTTTACTTCTCTATACTTAATAGAGAAGTCACATACCCCCCTCCAGAGGGGTCTCCATTCCCCATTATTATAAATTTTAATAACAACATTGCCAATATCTTCAAGTGGATCTAACCATAAAACATCTCTTGATTGAGGCTCTTTTGTATTAAGAGCCATTACCCTAAAGTTTTTTTGCATAGTTACTTAACATCTTTCGAGTTATTTTTCTTATTCAAGGCTTGTTTCTTTAAGGAAATATCAGCATCTATTTTCTTTTTATCTAATTCAAGCCTATCTCTATCTAACTTGAGTTTCTCATCAAACTGTCTAATTTTCTCTAACAAATTAGCTCTGCTTTCTTCAGTAGGTTCATTATCTGTACCATCAGACTTGGATTCAGCTTGAATATTAGCAATCATAAGTTTGGTCTCATTATCCCTTATATTGGCTTGTTCTTTTTGTTCCAGTTCAGCAGCTTTTTGGTTAAGCTCCATTTGGGCTATTCTTTCCTGAGTCTGTTGCTGTTGTTGTGAAATTTGGTTTTGTCTTTCTTGTAAAGCTCTTTCATCTCTTTCAACAAATCTCTGTTTTTCTGCTATTGAACTAGAACCATACAATTTCATTATTGTAGAGAATGAAAGTGTTTGTGTCTGGAGAGCCGCCTGGGCTAGTGTTTCTATTTCAGCATTTAGTTTCTGAGAACTACCACTGTTATCTACCACTAGACCATAATCATTTTCTGAAAATTCGTCCCCATTGACATCTATAATCTTTGTAGAGAAGTCTGACAATATATATTGAAACTTAACATTTCTTCCCTTTAAGGCTACTTTGGCAGTCTCTAGAAAGCATTCCATTACTCTTCGCTTAATATCATCGTGTACAGAAAATAGCCATTCTGTTATGTGAGATGATTGTAAAGTAGCCCTCTCTACACCACCTACTGTTTCCCTATTACTTATTTGTCCTTCTCTTTGCCTAGTAATACCTACAGATTCAGACATCTCAAGTTTTATAAATTCCAGAAGGTTTATATACTGTTGAATAGAGTTCCCAGCTTCTGCATCTATCACACCTGATGAGGCATTATTCAAAGCACCTGCCACTTTCCCAAGAGCTGCACCATAATCCCCTTCTTTGAAACTATCAACAACAGCTATACCATTAGTCTTAGCATAATATAACCATTTGTCAATTTCCCAGCCACTAGGAACCTTTGCAAGGTCTAAACTTATAATTCTTCCCCAGTTTCTGGCAATCAGCTTATTAAGCCTGTCATGTATGACATCATATAAGTAGTTATATGGCTTCATTTTGTCCACTAGGGAGAAAGGCTTATTATCATTTAGTGAATAAACAGACCCTATTATACCAAAATGACACCTTGAAGGATTACTAATCCTATTATATTGAACAGGTCTAGGCCTCATATTTACATAAATATCACTACCTATCTTTGTTCCTTCCCAGGCCTCATTAATGTAGAAAATTTCTTCTTCCTCTCCTAGATCAGTTCTTAGGTTATAAGATTCAGGGTAAAAAGTAAACACCTCTTCACCTGTTTCTGGATCATAAGATTTTACTTTTTTAATCCTCCTCTTGGATTTCCAATAAACCCTTATAACTCTTATATTACCTGCTAAATCGTAGGGTAATAGAGAGTTTGTAGGAGTGTCAGAAAACAAATTAAAAGGATCTGTATAGTATTGATTAATCCCTAAGTCTATTCCTGTTAAAGTAGCATCTACAAACCCATATCGTTCATCTATATTATCCATAGAATCTGCATAGGCTTGTCCTGTATTATCGGGCATTTCTTCTATACGAGAAATATCCTTTTCACTTAAAACATCATAATAAGTATCTATTACTTTGCCTGGACTCCAATAGTCCTCTATAATAATAATGTCTGCATCTTCTATCCTAGAACTATAACCAGATTTATATGCCCTAAGCTTTAAGGGATTCACCCTTTGTACTACAGGCTCCCCACCTACAATATCACATTGATAAATTTCTTCACCAACAGTAAGGGCATCTATAAATCCTTGATTAAACATAACAGGCATATTATACTCCTTAACATAATGGTTAAGAAGAGCATTTGCTCTTATTTCTCTAAAGTCTTGCCATTCATAAGTATAATATTCATTGAGCTCTTCTAACTTCTGATTAAAATCTTCCTCGGTTTGAGAAGTATCAGCTATCATTTCCTGAAGTCTAGAAAATAGTTCAGCTTTCTTATTGTTTTCAATTTCTGTAACAGCATTAGGATTAGTGATTATAACCCTATAATCAAATACCCTATTTAACTCCTCACCCCTTAATACGTCTAGCTTATTATTCATAATAGGGAAGTGTTGTATTTTATCAGGTATAAAGCTAGCCTGTATATTCTCTGGATTTAGAATTAAAGTTAGATCTTCCATGTGTAATTTCCCATTTAGAAGATCATAATTTATCTTTTTATGAATTACTGATTTCCTCACAAGATTATAGTTGAAGAAAGTCTTACTATCAGCCCAATCTACAACTTGTTTTCTCCATTTCTTATTTTTCTTGGAAAAAGGAAGTTTTTGTGGAGGAAAATTTATTACATTCACCATGTTTGTTTATAGAATAAATAAGCTATTTTCCGCAAATATAATATAAGCAAGTTTAATAATAAATACTATTAGTGAAATAATAACTTTGATGTGTCATTTCTACTAAATTTACTGAGTTTAAGCGAATCATAATTTTTAGTGAAAAACTTATCATTGCCTAAGTATGAAGCTGACCTGTTTTCAGATCTACTTCTCATATCTCCCCCCTTATATAATATCATTTTATCTTCTCTTAATAACATCAACATGCCCATTGCAGAAATTCTATCAAAGTTTCCTTCTGAATTAAAACCTATTAGTTCTTTTATTAAAGCCTTATTTTTTAAAGTATAAAGTCGAGGAACCTCTACTTCCTTTTCTTCCCCATCTATTTTCTGTGTAACAGTAACAGGTTCTAATAACCACTTTCTTAAAAGATTCTTTGCATAGGCATTAACTGGAGCTGTAGCTGTTGTGCCCTTTGCAGTATTACCAAAACCAGGCCTAGCCATCTCTTTCTCCTTTAAGAAATCAAGGACATCTGTAAGAAGATATAAACAATTATTCCTAGAGAAGTAGCTAAACAGACCCTTTTTATTTTGCTCATAGTTTAGCCTTGCATTATAAAATACACATAGTTTTCTGCATATCTCAAAGTAATCATCTGCAAATAATGGCCTGCCTGTATATTCTGCAACTATTCTATCAGTCCATAAGTCTAAAACGAATATTGACCCAAATGACATAGTATCAGCCTCATCATTATCATAAGGGTCAGCACCTGCAATATATCTACCATTGAAAGGTCTACCTGTCTTTTTATCTATTTCAGGCATTTGATATAACTCTATTGCCCCCTCTATTTTGTTATTCTTAGTAGGAAAATCCCTAATAGGAGTTCCAAATGATGGCTTATACTCTATTTTACCTTCTTTATTTACCACTAAATCAGCTATGTAGACTTGGTCAAGTATGCTCTGATCTGCCTCTAATTGAGCTAACCTTTCAGTTAGATCTGTTACAGGAAACATATTATATGTAGTTTTTATAATAGCTTCTGCTGGTGTGATAGGCATATCAGCTATAGTTTGTACTAAGGTGTGACTTACAGAAGAATTGTACTTAGTTTGGTGTCTTATAGTCAGTATTTCTATCAGGGCTTTTATTATATCAGACACCCCGTCCTTATTATAGCAACCTTTCCTATTTATATACGCTGGGAAGAAAAACGCAAAGCTTGGTTTACCTTGATTTACCTTATCATACACATTAGGTAATGTGTATATATTATACCCTTTTGGATAGTATAACAGTTCTTGAGCACCTTCAAAATCATTATTTTTATCTCCTGAAGTACCTACAAGATATATTAAACCAAATGTAAAATTACCTTCTTCAACACCATATCGTACTATATTATATGTCTCTAATACTTTAGGGAATGATCCAAATTCTTCAAAAAGAATATAACCTCGTTTACCCCTTAGTTTTGATTGATCATCTTTAACTGATACAGCTATTACTGTATTCAAAGTCCCCTTATTAGCCCCAACATTTAAGTCTTGATAGCCCATTTGCCAGATCATTTCTTGTTGAGAATTTTTTAAGCGTAGCCTAGGAAATTGAGTAGTTGAGCTTAAAAAATCAATCATAGGGATAAATTTACTTAACGTACCGTCCTTACCTGCCAAATATTCCTTTTGATATGCAGTTAAAATAGTCATTACTCTTCTATTAGAGAGTTTATTTTCCCCTAATATAAAATTATGAGCCATTATTGATGCTAGGCAAAAAGATTTAGAACAGCCTCGTTTAGCCAGTTCTGCCCCGTGTTGACCTCCTTTAAAGCTATTATATAAACCCCCGTTTCTTGCCTGATCTATATAATGAAACCTCCAATATATACCTTCCCATGTTTCAGGGAAATCTTCTTTTCGATGAGCTACTGGGGAGTCCCCATCAGTAACAGATAACATAATAGGGCAGTAATTCATATAAAAATACATAAAACCAGTAACCCATTCACCATCAGTGGGCCTTGTGTAACCTTCCCAACACCTCCTTATTTCTTCTCTAAGCCACTTACCATATTCACTATTGGGATTAGGATTGGGTCTTAATTTCGTGAAGCAGCCATATTTTTTAAAATGTAGAGCTGTAGGCCTGAAATAATCCATATCTTCCAATATATGAGGATTGGCCAAATCAACTATTATCCTACCTTTTGAGTCCCTAGGCCTGTCTTTAGCATATTCCCTATTAGGAGATACTAATCTCTTTATAAACTCTACATTATTTACAAAGTCTAAAAGCTGTTCTTTTACCTCGGTAGGTAATGAGGCAAGTAATTCCTCGGTAATGGGAGTCTGGTATTTATTAGTGTTAATAAGTGTATCATGCAATTTCTCCATAAACTACTTTATCAAAGCTATCAGTTCCAATCCATTTTAAAATATTTAATAATAGTTTTCTGTCTAGTTCTTCCCAAGCACTGGGCTCCTTATCCTTAACTACAGGCATAGTTAATTCTGTAGTTAGAGCTTCTATAGTTAATAGATTTTTGCTCACTAATATAACAGAATACTTAAAAGTCTTATGTATCCCAAAAGACCCATTGGTTATCAATTCAGGTTTTAGTTTGAAAAAGCTGTTATTAGATACTTTGTTATTACTCCTAATATCAAATATATGCTTATTTAACACCTCTATTATTTGTCTTGCTGTCATACTAAATATCTAAACTATCTTCCATTATTGACTTCTCCCCAGAGCCTCTCATTCTTCCTGAATCTTTTATTTCAGATAGAATAGCTTTTTCAGCCTTGTCTAATTCTTCTATAAGAGGAGTTAATTGTTTTATTATAGTAGTAACCTCTTTAAATTCTTTTATCTCTAAAGTATTAAAATCAACTTTCTTAATCCTTTCCCTTAGCTTGCCTATCATAAATCTAGTATCTTCTAATAAGAGGGTTGCCTCACTCTTAAAAGAACAATACAGATCCATTGCTTCTTGAACAATAGGATCTGGTTTCCAATTTAGATTCATACCTTCCTGTTCTATAATAGCTTGCATCCTGGCTTCCTCATCCACTATATATTGATAGTCACTTTTTGGATCACAGAAAAAGTATATAAAACCAAGCTCTAATAAAGCTTTTTCTTTATGTCTGGATTTATCCCTAGTCCATATTTTTTTAAAAGGTTTTAATGTCAAAGCTTCAGGTTCTATTACAACATTATAACCTTCATATCTAAATAGTCTCATTTCTTTTATTCAATAAAAAAAAATAAGGGATTAAGCTGAGTCTTAATCCCTTATATGTTAATACTTTTAGTCTGATACCTCTTCATAAGACTCAACTACAAATGATACATCGCTATCCACTAATAATAGACAATCTTTACCGTCTATTACCACACAATCAAAATTATACCCCACTACAGGGTTGTCCTTTATTACCCCATTATTCAAAGAACCTGGATTGTGTTTCATTACAGCATATCTCTTTGGGTCTATACAAACTAGGTCTCCAACTTTTAAATTCTTAACCATTGGACCTACTGCAATAACTTTTTGGTACTCTTTTAAAGATCCCCTAGACTTTTTCGTGTCTATTATATTAGTTCCTGCTACATATTCAGGTTCTATATAAGTGTCCATAGTGGTCACTATCCTATTAAACATGGGTCTCACCTGCTTTACTTTTATCATCTTTAAATAATTTGTTTATTAATTCGTATTTCCTTTTCATACCCATAAGGTGATCATAAGTACAATTAAATTTGCCCAGAGAAGGTAGATTGAAATTAGTTCTTAGCTTTTCAAAATCTTCTGTAGAAGAAATTTCTTTTAATGGAAGTTCCTGTATTTTATTTCTTAAAAACAAGAATTGAGATTTATATACTTCTTTTATGACATTTATTGGTATATTTGTTTCTTCTGAAACAACTTTACAAATATCTTCGTATATCATTTTATATCAAATAAAAGCAGTAAGTGAAAATTTCCTTTATCCTCCACTACATTTGGTATAAACCTAGGGTTTATTTTACCATTTATTATAATTTTATTTCTTGCCAATCTACCAAGAATAACTCTATAATGGGTTATAGTAATGCCACATTCTTCCATAATCTTCTCTTTTGTTTCGGGACTCATTACTACCTTATCCAATATATCTGGGTCAAATATTACCTTACTAAGTTTATATCTGTTTTTTAGTAAACAGGCAGCTACATCTAATTCCCTTTCTGTAAGCTTATGAAAAGGTCTTAAGAACTCCAACCATAATTTAAAGAAATTATCAATGGTAGTAGGCACCCTAATTACATTGTTATATTTCATAGTAGTGATTGCAGATCTTTATTTTATTCTTTCGTTTCTGATTCTTTCTTGTCTTCTTCTTGATCTGGAATAGTCATCATATTTTCAATCTCTTTGATCACATTAATAACAAAAGCCCCATTGAAATTATCTTTATACTCTACAACCTTAAATAAGTATTTAAGCCTTTCAAAAGCATTAACTAAGTTCATTTCATTAATCCTCTTAGTAGCTTCTTGTAGTTGATTGTGAAGTTGTATAGCTACTTGATTTAATTGCTCATAAGTCAGCTTGGTTTCTTGATTCTCTGTAGAATCAGTTTTTACATTCTGTTTTTCTTTATTTTCTTCCATATTAAAATCTCCTATTTTTAATTAAATATTTTTTACCGTAAGCTTTTTGATACATATTCTCCCATTCATATATAGTGCATGATTTAACCTCAGTACTCCCACACTTATCACAATAGTCCTCCCCATCAATCTCCCTTATAGCCAAGGAAAGGCACTTGGCGCAATATATAACTGGCTCTTTGTTATATTCATTATATTGATCTTCTATATTTATTTCTGAGCTGCCCATATATTGATTTTTTCAATTCATTTAAACTTCTGCCCTTGGTAGGTTTTCTATTATTGAAGGGTCTCTTAGGGGCCATTATACCTTCTTTAGTTATATAGCCCTTTTTAAAGGCCCTAAGTACTGATTTAAACTTATTTACGCATTCATAGTATCTTAAATTTAAAGAATTATCCATGTATTCTTTAAATTCATCCTCACTCATCAATGGTCTTTCTACTTTCTTCATACCTTATATAGTATAATACAACAAATTCACCTTCTTCCTTGAAGACAGTTAATACATCATCTTTCTGTATAAGATTTGTATTAAAAAATGCCTCTAGTGCCCTAGTATTTTGAAACCTTTTAACTGTTAATTTCTTCATATTGATTTATGTATGGGACTTTAATAAGCATCTGATTTCCAGTTGCATAACCCAAACAAATATTTATATTTAAATATATCCTGTATAAAAGTTTCACATTCCGAAGCTATGCCTTTGTAGGCAGTGTCTGAAGGTATATTATCATAAAACATAAGTGTTTTAGATATTATATCAGTTATAAAGTCCATAGCATTTAAAGCTTCACACTGAGTACCTTTTATTGCATTAGGGGGCATTTTACCTAAAATGCCCATGTATCCTTCAGCCAGGGAATCTTGGTAGATTTGTAAGATTGCCAAAAACTCATCAAGATACACATGAATATTTTTCTTTGGAGCAGACCAATGAAGGTTCTTACATTTTGTTTTCCACCCTTCAAGATTATTAAGAAACTCAATAAAAAATCCTGGGTTTCTATTATCCAGTGGGGAAGGAGGACCAATAGGTCCTTTTAAAAAGGATCTCTTGTCCTCTAGGGGAGTTAAAAGAAAGTCTGTTTCATTCATAAACATTTTTTTTTTACTCAAGAATATTATTAATTGCCCAATCTATTTCTTCCTTGGTTAAGGAACGATTAAATAAAGCCATAGAATACATAATACACTTATAATTATACATATTAGTGTGAAAACATACTTTAAAGTCCCCAATCACATCTACAGCTTTCCCAGAACTTATATAAGTTCCATTATATGAGTTTTTAGTCTGATAACTATATCCACTACTACGCAAACTGGTTACAGTAGAAAGTCCAAAAGATGAGCTACCTATTGTAGCTAGGCCATGTTCTTCAAATCCAAAAACCTGATTTCCTCCTGAACCCCCTACTATACCACCCTTGTAACAAGGAAATCCTGTCTTACCATATTGGGACGAATCAGTCTCCCTGTTTACTATAATAGTATAGTCATCTATCAAAGGTAATCCTTCTGCAAATATATTTCTTAATTTATCCTTAGACTCCCCATTACCCTCCCCTTTTGCAATTACTAAAGAATAAGGGTGTGTGGTCATGTCAATACCACATTCTTCTGTCCAGTCTAAGTTGTTAACTATAGCATTGTGCCCATTACCACTTAGGTCTATTAAATATGGATTTGAAGCCATATTCTCATTAGTAGCTCCCTGCTTTTTAATATTATAGCATAATATTAGGGCCTTCTTGACTTTTGTCTCTATAGTTTCTGTTTTATTTTGTTTGAATCCTATAGCATTAGCTACACCTATATTACATGCCATATTGTAATCCTGTAGTATCTGAAATAACCTTTTTAACTATTTCAGGATTCCACCCTGAAAAAAAAAAGTAGTCTCTACTTGTTCTTCTTGTCCTTGAGGAATTACAGTAGCCTTGATAGGCTCATCTGTAGTATTTTTGACTAAAAATGGTAAACCTATCTCAAAATTAGGTCCTGTTATATCTCCTAGGCGAGAAACTTGAAAGTTTACCCTAGCCCCATTACTAGTATATTCCATAGTATATCTATTAAATATTTGTTATTAAAACAAGTTTAATTCCTAATTATCAATATGTGCCCCTAATCAGACTCGAACTGATACGTATTAATACACTTGTTCCTAAGACAAGCGGGTCTACCTATTCCCCCATAGAGGCAATACTACAGTTAAACACCTTGCTGTAGTACCAAGCTACCTTACGATGTAGAACTAGTTGCTGTCAGATATATAGTTATTTACGTCGATCGCATGCCAATCATCAGTGTAGGGAATATAGGACTCGAACCTACATTATCTACATCCCAAATGTAGTGCCTTAACCTATTAGGCCAATTCCCTAGATTAGGGATACCAAAACTTAGTATCCCTTAAGAAAAAAAAAAAGAACAAATAAGAAAAAAAAAATATGTTAAACTTTCACTATATACTTATCATACAAGTACTTTATGAGCCAACCTGATATACCCCCAGCTACAAAACTACTGTAGGCTATTAAAGAGGTATAAAAAGGCAACAATTTTATTGATAAAAGAACTGCTACTACTACAATAGTGAAGATAGCAGCTGTTACCCATTTATCTTTTTTACTCATTTCTTTCATAATCATTTATACATTATCCTTATATCACAACTTACTATTTTCTTAGATAATGGTACTCTAATATCTCCCTGGTCAGTATGAAACACTAAAATATCCCCTTCTGCAGATACAAATCTACACTTCTTGGCTTTATCAGCTGTATCTGATTTCTTACTGTGTCCCTGAATAAATCTGTCAATTTTTTCTACCTTATCCAAGTCATCAAATAGAATCTTGTTTACATCATAAACATTAAATAATCTTTCCATCTTTTATTTTTTTTTGATTGGTACAAAGTTATACACTATGTTTTAAATATGCAAATTTAATCATAGAAATCTTTTTGCTTTTAACATTTATTAAGTATATAACCTTTACTAATTACTACCTTAGTAAGGTCTGATTCAGTTCCCTTTAGGGTGTATTTTTCCCTTATAGGGAGATACTAAATTTTTTTTAATATATTGATTTAATTTCTCTCTATCTAAGGCTATATTACTATAGCCCCTTATCCTAAAACTTCACAAATGGCGGTTAATTTTTCCCCTAGGACCTTTTACCCTCAACCTTTTCTCATCCAAGTAGGTAGGTCACATTTGCTTATAAATAGGACTGTTTTTGCATAGGGTTAAACCTTTTCTTTATGTAAGAATACTACCCTATCTCTTTCCAAAGCCTGTACATCAAATTTATGGTATGAATCTCTGGATAGGCAAAGACCTTGGAGTATCTTTGGCGTTCAGGGGGCAAATATAAATATAATATTTGTAATTTCCAAATTTATTAATTATTTATTTACAATTTCGTATTATTTTTTTTTTTAGAATTTTTTTTTAGATCTTATTTTATTTCTATGAGGGGGTTATAAGGCACTCTCCCCCCTCCCCCTTAATTTGAGTTGGGGATAGTACCCCATATATGTTAAACTATAAAACTATATCATTATGGAAACTAATGTTGAAGAAAGAATTGAACAAACTGGTTCAGTATTCAGTAACACAATGTCTGTTGAACAAATCAAACAGATTAATGGTAACTTGCCATTCTTGATTAAAGCCAATCCTAAAAAAGAGGGTATTGCATTCTTTTCATGTGGCAGTTTAGTAGGTCATGTTGCAAAGAAAGCCTGGGAAAAGATTCAACAAGGCGATAAAGATACTGTGTTTGTTGTCAGTCATGTTAAAAGTCCAGCAACTGATGAGTATCCTATGGCCTATGATGGGTATGTACTGCATGAACTAAATATGGACAATGCTATTGTTTGGTAACAGTTAGGGAGTAGAAATACTCCCTTTTTTTTTTATTAATCCCTAGTAGGAATATAGCCTAATACACAAAACAAAATAATTAAAATACAATTATTGTCTAATTCTCTGTTGTGTTGTGGTTATATTCCTACTAAAATTTACCAAGCATGCCTGGTAGGGTGTTTGAAAAAAAAAAACAATCGCCCTATTATATTTTAATTATACACTCTAGTAGTAATGTTATTCTAAATATTATTATAATATACTATATATAAAAGAAAAGAAAATATTATATATATAATATATATATATAATATAAAAGAAAAGAAAAAAAAAAGAAAAAAAAAAGAAAAGAAAACTGAGTTATTTTTGTATAAAATAACAAGATGTTTTAGCATGATTTTATACTATTATTCTGTATAAATTAAGCTTTGAAAATTGTATAAAAACAAGAAACAAAATGTATAAAAATACAATACAAAAATAATATAAAATCATGTTACTAATAATATTAAATAACTGTTAAATTAGTCTGTTAGATAGTTAATACTTGTTAAATAGGTTAATAAACAGTTAAATTATTTAACAGTTTAACCCACTAAATACGCTATGTTTTAATGAGTTTAGACTGTAATATTAACATATTTTAACTACTATTATTATGGATAAGTTATTGATTCTCAGTTTGTTATGTGGTAGTGTTGGAGGGTTGTATGTTGGGTTTTTAATATCCCTATCCCCCAAATTAAGCTCTAAAATAAAACAGTTATCAGCCAAGATATATAAATTACTTAGCTAATAATACAGTCTCATTAATAATTAAAATCAACTCAAATGAAAAATCTTATGCAATATATAACAATCATTTTGGCCTTATTAACGACAATTTACGCATTAATATATGCAAATATAAACCTCTTTGGAGTCTTAATAGCAGCTGTAATGACCTCTTGTATAATAATACTCATTACAACTTCAATAATTCAAAGAAAAAACTAACATTATGAAAAGAACCATAACAATCATGCAATCCAAGAAACAATAAACAAATAAAAACATGACACAAGAACAAATAGAAAAGGCGGCTGGGCAATTTGCATTTAATCAAACTCCTGATGCTACTGAAAGGTATCATATTGCATTTGGATTCAAGAAAGGTGCAAATTGGCGTATCAGCTCCGTATGGCACAATATGGACGAGAAGCCTGATTTTAAAAAACTTCCCATTTTATTGAAGCATAAGTCAGGAACAATTCATTTTATTGATGAGACACCTGCGCATTGGGGATATATGCTAAAATATTATGTCAGTTGGGCATACATCGAAGACCTGTTGCCCACAAAAGACGAATAAAATATAAAAACAGAATGGAAAGAGGACTAAAGAAAAGACCCATAAAATCTGATTATTAACAATAAAAAAAAAAAAATCATGAATCCTGAAAAGTTAAGACGTTACAAAAGGTACACAAAAGAAGAAGATTCTATTATAATAGAATGTGTACGAAATCACATGTACAACATTCATAAAGGACTAATAGAAGCTTCATTAAAAACAAACAGAACTCTAGGAAGTTTGCATGTAAGGTGGTACACTGTACTAAGGAAATCAACACCTACATCAAAAGGATTTGTACTTATGAGTGACAATATAATACTAAACAACCAGAAAGTAATAAAAACCGAGGAAATCCCTAATAAAAAGGAAAAATTACCATTTATACGAAAAGTATTACAGAGAATTGACCACTTATTAGGACTTGACTAAAAAATTCAGCCATGAGCACGGATAAAAAAGATACCAAACTGGAGGCCTACTTAATTACAATATGTATAGCATTTATATGGATGTGGGTAGAATGGATTGCTATAAATATATTCTTCAGCAAAGATGCCCCATCATATTTCTAACAATAAAACAAAATCAACATGTTAGCTACACTAGTAATAACACTAATAGGAATATTAGCAGCAATAATGATAGTTTTACCAATTATGCTAAACCGTCCTGGTATCAGCATAATTCTTGTAGGAATCATTCTAGCAGTATTTAGCACCTTAACCATATCTATAATAAAAACAGAATTGGATCATAAAAATACTCCACAAGCTATTGATGTTTATAGGGGTAAAACAGAATTAGATAGATGGTGTGTTATAGAAGATGGTAAACAAAGAATTGATTCAATAGTCGTATTTAAAGACCCTTATAAATAGAAAAAAATGAACATAAATATAAATCAAGACACAAATAAGGGATCAGTAACCATAAATATTGATAACTTAACAGATTGTGGACCAAGTCTAACAGTAAATAATCAGCAAGATTCAGGACTAGCTATTAAACCTTTAGATATAGTAATTATATCATACGAGTATTTAAACCCTTATGCCTACTTAATCAAGAGTATTAATGACACTACGATAGAAGCTTATCTTAGATGGGATCTTGTCTTAAAAAAAAAGAGTATTAATATTCAACCAATACAAATTCCCCTAAATATTGTCAAAGACATAAAAAAGCCCAATGATGCACAATATAACCAAATATTGAATGTTACTAAAAATAGCACATTCTATTATGGTGGTAAAAGAGTATTCATTCCTGGGGATATTGAACAACTCATAAGGAAAATGCTAGATACCTTAGTACGCAATTATAGAAAAACTCATTAGAAAATTACACACAAGATATTGCCATAATATCACCATTGTTCTTGCCGTTTCATACTTAAAATTTTCATAAAGATTTTAGGAAAGTGTGTAATTTCTAATAATCACTATCATAAGGAAGTGTAATAAGGCTATACCTACTTTCAAAGATATTATAGGCTGTTTTCTTGCAGAGGGTGGATAGTGATTTATGGATCAATGTTGGAATTGGTAGACAAGACAGACTTAAAATTTGTTGGACAGTTGTCCGTCTGGGTTCGAGTCCCAGTTGGTCTACGAAGGAAATTATAATAGTATAAAAAGCCCATAGAAGTTAGGAATAATATAGGTAATCACAACCTATACCTTACTCAGATCTAATAAAGATTTTAGTCTATTTGACTGATAGGAAAGACTATCATTTAAGTTAATACTAAGCATGTTGATAAGCCTGTTTGTGAAAATAGGCTTATTTACTCCTATAGTTCAATGGATAGAACAAAAGATTTCTAATCTTTTAATCCCAGTTCGAGTCTGGGTAGGGGTACATAAAAAATAATAATAATAATAAATGAAACATGAGTTTAATTACAGGAATTTGCTTAATAATAGCAATATGGTTAGCAGGTATGATAGGAATAGAATTATCCAAGGCTGAAAATGGCTTGAAGATTCTGATACTAATTATGTTACTTGCAGCAACTAGTACAGTTGCAATAAGTAGTCTATTAACAACATAAATAAAAAAAGAAAATGAAAAGAACACATTATATTCTGACAACATTTCCAGAAATTCAACTTTTCATGGATCATAAAAGATTCAATGAATGTGTATTCTGTATGGAAATAGAAGGGCATCCTTGTAAAGATTGCACCTATGCTATACCAGAAGACTTATACAAAGAAGTTATTTTTGGAGAAACAAAAGAAGACTAAGTACACTAAAAAAAAAAAATTATGAGACGTATTGTAACTGTAAAGTTCATTAATCCTGACAGGACTTTAAAACCAAAAAGTTATCAATTTGTAGGTAGTGATAATTTTAGAATAGGAGAGATATTGTACTGTCCTGACTATTCATCTTATATGAAAGTATGGGATACTACTGATATATATGACAAAGTTCCCATTAAATTTCTGAAAAAGACACCCAAATTACATGTTGACCCAGAGCAAAATCTGTCTTGCTATATAGTTAGGTCCATTGATCTTTTAGAGGAGGACAAACATCTTTTTGAAATACTGTCAGATCCAATAAAACACTTATTAACAGATTTTTCAAGAAATGAATTAAAAGACTTAAAAATCGAATTAGTCGAGCTTCCAATACCCACATGTAGCATAGACAAGTACAAAACAATGTTGCATAAAGAACTTGAAAAATACTTGTATAAAAACCTATAAGAAGTAACAAGATGAAAGGAAAAAGAAAGAAATATGTTATAGTATTATTTACCGTAAAACATGGTATAGTATATCAAATGTGTACAAGAACCTTTCAAGACACCTTAAGATATGCGCTTAAACACTTATTTAAGGGACACTGTTATTTCTTTTGGATAAGAGAACCAAAGAAGAAGATATAAATAAAATCGTTAACTTTATAACAGGATTCATGTGTTCTTATACTAGTTGTAACTTAGAGTACAACTAGTATATACGGCCTCTTAGTTTAATGGATAAAACAATTATCTCCTAAGTAATAAATCCTGGTTCGATTCCAGGAGGGGCTACTAATTAAAAAACTTTATAATGGATGGTATATTGTCAATCAAGCAGATGCAGCACCTGAATAAACTTGGGCTTGAATTAGGAGAAACTATGTGTTATTGGGCAAGACTTATAGACTACAACCCAAAATCACAAGAGCATTACGGAAAATGGATTCTTGTAATAGGAAATAACCAGCAACATGTCGGGCTTACAGGTTGGGAATTTGTTCCCGCATACACCTTGCAGGATACGCTCGAAAAGCTGCCGAAAAGTATAGAATTAGGAAATTATGAACTTAATTTAAATATCTATTATCACAAAGGTGGGATTAGTGTATTTTATGATAACGGAAATATTATGCACCCCACAGTCTTTTGTGAGTCTACTCTTTTGAAATCAGCCTACAAAATGCTCTGCTGGTGCATCGAGCAAGGGTTTATTAAAACAGGAAAGGAGAAATAGAAATGAACTATAATAAGAATGCAGAATTAAGAGTTGTACAGATTAGTGATGAACTTGAGAGTTTGTTCGCTCCTGATCTGTATGACTTTCCAATCATTGATTACACAGATATTAGCCCTAATATTAAAGAATGGGAAAATATAGTTGTTTTAAAAATGTATCGTTGATTATGAAGAAAGGTCTATATAAAACTAATAAAAATTCAAAAGTTGGAGAAGTAATAGAGTGCCCTGTATGTCATTCTAAATTTACTAAACGTCAGTATTCACAAGCGTTTTGTTGTACTCAATGCAAAGATAAGTTTCATAATATGAGAAATAAGGACAGACATAGGTATAAGGATACCTGCGATGATAGCATGACAGACCGTGATTGGGACTGTGCTTTTGAAGTGGCCGAATATAATACACATTAAAATATATATATATTGTTATTTATAAAGCGATGGAAATAAAATGTCCTTTTTGCAAATCACCCCATTATACGATGGGGTACTTCCTATACGGAACACACAACTGCAAATTATGGGGAGAAGAAGCTGAAAGTCAAATTTTAAAAGAATACATAAACTTATATACACAATTATATGGAAGAAATAACAAATAAATGGGAACCTAACATTCTTGCCCTATTTACACCTGGATCTGTTGTGGAATGGAAAGGATTTACGTGTTTTATCATTGGCTATTACAGTGAAATATTAGGGGGACCTAAGGAAGGCTTGTTTCTTTATCCTATGTTTGATCAAGACCCAAATGTTCAGAAGTACCTTACAAAAAGATGCTTTTATGCAGGTTTTGAAGAATCCATAGATAAAATCAGAATAGGAGAAGGGATAGCTTGCTGTGATCCAGATGAGGTAACGCTTATTAGGAGGGTACCAAAAGAAAAGAAAGTACCCCAACTGAAAAAAGGAGACAAAGTCACCGTAGTAAGTCATAAAGATATAACAGGCAAAGAATATTGGAGTTTATCTGCTAAGAATAAGTGCGAATTTACTATAGAAAAAAAGATTGAAGTAAAAACCTCACTTCCAGAGTTATCAAATAAAATAAAGTATTTGTATTCCCTAGAAGGCTTACCTAATTACTTATTTACCGAAAATATGTTACAACTAATATGAAGAAGATGAAAAAAGAAGAAAGAGAAGCTATTATAAGAATAGTGAAGAACAAAATTAATACTATTAATGAAGGAAATAAAAAGGAATATCTCGCGTCGTATAAACCTACTGATGCTTATATAAAACTTAAAGCTTTTATTACACAAAGAGATGAATTGGCCAGATTAGCAGATAAAATCGAGTCAGATATAGAACGACTGGCAGATAGCAATGTTAGTGTCAGGAGAGCTATAAGATTTGGGAGAAATCAAGAAGCTCTGAATAGACTTGCCCTAGAGGAGGCAAACTTCTATACTAAGGAATACCGTGTAAATGAAGACGAAATCAGAGATTATTTAATACTAAACGATAATAGAAAGGATTTAGATGAGATAATAAATCAAGTAATAGAGTCTATAATAAAGAAAGAAGACAAGCAATGAAAATTCATCTAGAAAGTCTAGAAAGACTAGATCTTGACACAAGAATCCGAGAGAAAATAAGAAGTAAACGAGTAAAGAAAATGAGAAATAAATCATTATATCAAAAGTATAATTAACCATAAAAAGTATAAACAATACTTTTTTTTTTTATTAGATATGGATAGTGAAACAAAGATAATAGTAAGCATTGAGACAAAGGGGGCTAAACTCAGAAGGGCTGGCACCCCCATAAAGATAGGGTGGTTTATTACCAACAAAGATTTAAACCCCAAAGGATTCAAAAAGAATAAGGGGGTGAAAGTGATAAAAAGGGGACAGTCTAGGCATTATCCTCTTGTACAAGATAAGGTTATACAACACATTAAACTTACCAAAGAATGTTATCAATATATGATAACCACACCTATAGCTCCTTATAACAAGAAAGGAACTTGGAACAACCTAACAAATATAGAAAGGATAACTAGTCATGCTAATAACCTGGCTAGTACCTTAAATGGTAAGGTTATAGGCATTGATATTTTAGAAGATTAATATGACACTACATTTCAATAGTGATATATGTGAAAAATATGGTTTAACCCTAGATGAAGCTTTAATATTGGCCTCATTAAATCCTAAGAATACAGAAGAGTTATACAACCACCTAGTATCAGAAGGACTTATAACTAAAATAAATAATAATTTATTTACTACATGGGGGAAGTTTGCACTTACTCCAAAAGGTATTGAGGTTGTCAATAATATAGTTCTTGATAGTGATAGTAACATCTCTGGTTATCAGAATAGAATAAAAGAACTTGCCCTTAAGCTAAGAGCACTGTATCCTCTAGGTAAAATACCAGGAACTCCTTATTCTTATAGAGGAAACACAGCTGATATTGAAAAGAAACTTAAATCTTTTTTTAAGAGATATGGAAATAACTTTACTGACGAGCAAATAATAGAGGCCACAAAGTCTTATATAGACTCCTTTAATGGAAACTATACATATTTGAAGTTATTAAAGTATTTTATTTGGAAAGATGAAAGAAGAGATGGGGAAATAATCCAGAGCTCCTTATTGGCAGATTTAATAGAAGGCAAAAATGAGGGTTTACTGGAGAATAATTCTGACTGGACTCTAAATATAAGATAATATGGGAGCTCTAAGGGAGGCCGCTATGAATGAAATCCTATCCAGAAAAACAAGGATAGAAGAGGGAGAGATAAATAGTATCCCTATAACCTTTGATAGGTTTAAAAATGATTATGTAGGATTAGAACAAAGTACCTATTATGCTATAACCAGCTTTACTAAAGGAGGAAAAACTCAGATAGCTTCTTATCTGTTCGTTTTTAAACCCTTATTGTATGCTTATCTCAACAAGAACGTACAATTAACAATACTGTATTTTAATATTGAGGAAACTAAACTCAGAATAATGCAGAGAATGATGTGTTGGCTACTTTATGAGGTAAGCAATGGAAAGATTAGGATTTCTCCCAGGGATTTAAGAAGCTCATCAAATGACAAACCCTGCCCAAAGGAAATCATAGACTACTTAAATAGTCCTAAGATTGTTGATATACTGAACTTCATGGAGGCTAACATCATATTTAGTGAAGAAGAAAGTTCTGTCGGCATATACAAGTGTTGCAAAGAATATGCAGAATCTGTAGGAACAGCTTACTATGAAACAAAGCAATATAAAGATGAATTGGGAAATATACGGGAGTACAATAGTTTTAAGGAATACACCCTGAATAATCCAAATCATTATATAGTTCCTTTTATTGACACTATCAATCTTATGTCTTCAGATAAAGAAGGCAGCATAAAGAAGGCAGCCGATAAACTTTCTGAGTATGCAGCAAAATATATGAGAAACAGATATAAGATGAGCCCAGTCATTGTACAGCAACAAGCTTTTGAACAGGAAGGGAATGAAGCTTTTAAACTGGGAAGACTCAGACCTAGTGCAGCAGGGCTAGGAGATACAAAATATACTTCAAGAGATGCAAATGTCTTATTAGGCATTTTTGCCCCTTTTAGATTTGGGCTACCAGAATATCTGGGTTATGATATATCTATATTAAAAGATAATATCAGGTTCTTGGAAGTAATATTGAACAGGGATGGTGAAATGGGAGGTATAATAGGGCTTTATTTTGATGGGGCTGTGTCTCATTTCGAGGAGTTGCCAACTCCTGACAATAAAGAAGCCCTACAACAAATATATAAGAAAATTAATCCTAACTACGGCAAAACCAAAACAAAATCATTTTTCAGTTTATCATTAGGCAAAAGAAAAAATAATTAATTATAAAAAATAAAAACAAGAACAAAGAAACCAAATGGCTATTATTGTAGCAATTCTTGGACCATCTGGAGATGGAAAAACAACATCCACAGTTATAAATCCAGATGGTTCATTTGACCTAGAAAATTACCAGGGTATGGACCCTAAGAGTCACCTTATACTAAATCTTGATAGAAAATCATTGCCATTTCCAGCTGGCATGTGGGGTTTAGACAAGGGTAACTACCTAGAACCTAAGAATTTTGAGGAAATAAGGAAATCCCTTAATTATGCAGCAAAAAATCCTAAAATAAAGTCAGTAGCTATTGACACTATTAATATCTACTTAGCAATGAAGGAGTTCAATGATAGGAAGAAAATGACTTATGATCAGTGGAGAGATATTGCAAATGATGTTATAGAGATTAATATTCTATGCAATACTCTTCTTAGGCCTGACCAGGTTGTTTATATTATGGGACATACAATGTTGCAGACCCAGGCAGATGGTACGGAAAAGGTGGTATTTTCCATAATAGGGAAAAAGCTTACAAAAACTTCTCCAGAAGGCTTTTATCCTATCGTGTTAATCAGTAGAGTAGAATATGGGGATGATGGAGATAATAAATATCTATTCCAAACAAAGGCTAATCACTCGACAGCTAAGTCCCCCATTGGTATGTTTAAAGATTTTGAAATTCCTAATAGTTTAAAATTAATAGACACCACTATTAGAGAGTATTATGGAATTGAGTAGGGAAGATTATATCAATCTCTTAAAGAGTCTAGATATAGAGTCTTGTAAGTCTATTATAATGGCTTATTGTGAAGACTTTAATAAAGATCCTTGCCTAACTGAGACCTTATGGAATAATATAATAGTACATGACATATCCCCATTCTTACTAGATGCCATGAACTATTTTGATCGGAAGTTTAAAGTAATAAAAGTATGCAAGGCACTTAAAGATAGAAAACTTGCAATAACCATAATTTAAGAAAAAAAAAGAAAGGAAATAAGAGAAATGAGAGAATTGAGTAATTGGGAAAAGGCCACTTTAAGGAGAGTAGAACAAACAGTAGCTCCTTTAGAGAGGAAAAGAAACCTTTTGCAAAAGAAGGTAGACAAACTTGTAGAAGAAATTACAGAAGTTAGTAAAAAAATTGATGTAATAAAGAAACCTTTGTTGGATCTAAATATCATAGAAACCCCTATGACAACTACAGAGGATTCTGAACATTTACATGCTACACCTTTTTATATTTATAATGGAGAACCTTTGAATAGTAATTTAACACAGGAAGATAAACAAGAAAATGAAGAATAAAGAAGAAATGAAAAGTAAAGGATTTATGGCATTTGCTGCTGGTAAAGAGACTGTAGATTCAACTCCTATAGTTAGGAAACTTTATACAGGAGTAGGATCAGTATTTGTAATTGGGGTTAACCCAAACAAAGATGAATTGGAAAAGATTTATGGAAACAATGCCATTTCTAGAGAACCTGTATATCTTAGTGAAGTGGAAATAGGTCCCGAGGGTAATAAAAAGAAAGTTGACAGGATAAGACTGGACTTTCTTGTAAAAACCGATGGAGTTAAACATGTGGATAAGGACGGAAATCCTATAGAAATCATCAGTAGAGTTTCCATTAATGTGGTCAACAGTGTTATGATGAATAAAGATAACACTAAAATAAAGATGATTAACAGGTATGGAGAGGCAGCCTGGCTTCCTATTGAAAATGCTAAGTCAGGGACAGTTCCTGAATCTATGAGGTGGTTTGATACAGCAGAAATGCGTCCAGCTTTAATCGGAGAAGAGCAGCTCACTAAATTTGTAAAGGCCTATCTTGGTATTCCTAACAAAACTTATAAAGATAGGAACACAGGATCTATGGTACAAATAGAAAACATTGAAGATGCTGTAGCTAGGTTTGATAAAATACAAAACTTGTTTAAAGGAGATGTAAGTGAGGTTAAAAAGGTGATCTCTCTACAATCAAATAATAAAGTTAAAGTGTTATTCGGTGTGACATCTAGTCAAGATGGTATGATGTATCAAACTATATATTCTGATGCTTTCTTGAAGAATGGAGCATATTCGTATGATTCTCTCAAGAAGGATCTTGACAATGCAAAGGCCGCTGGACGTTATCAGAATGCAGATTTTGAAGTATGCGACCTGAAAGAATACGTTGTAGACAAGACAGACTTTTCTACTATGCAATCCAATACTACAAGCACTGTAGATGATCTGCCCTTTGAAGTCCCTAATGATTTCAAGGATTTCTTTCAAGCATAATAAGATCCACAATGGCTGGACAAGAAATACTAGATGAGACATTTTGCTGCCCTATATGTGGGGGAACAAATGTTCAAATAAGAGCATGGATAGACCCAAACACTAATCAGTATTGTTCTGATGTAAGTGATCCTCTTAATCAAGAGGATACATGGTGTCTTGATTGCGATAATCATACAGGTTTAATAACAGCAGAGGAGTTCAGAAAGAAAAAAAAAAGAAAGAAAAATAAACTTCTAAGCAAATAAAAAAAAGTATGCCATTTGCTAATGGTGTAGATAGTATAACCTTAGAAGAGGTAACTTCAGTAATTCCAGAACCTATTATAGCTTTGCATTACCTGGCGTTAGAAAAAATACCTACAGGAATAAGGTCTCCCTTGAGAAAGGATGAATTTCCTTCTATGGGTATTTTCTCCCCAGAACCTAATGTCGTAAGATATATAGACTTCTCAACAGGAGAGAAGGGGTCTATTATAGACCTTCTGTCCAGGATGTGGAATATGTCTTTTAAAGAAACTTTACGAAGAATTTATAACGAGTTAAAAGACTATAACAACCTCTCTGAAGAAGAAAATAGGGAGATAAAGAGATATACCCGACTAGCCCAGACTAGAGTTGCAAGTAGAAATGATAGTAAATTATTTTGTAAAGTCAGGAATTGGGAAGATTATGATATAGAATACTGGAATAGTTATGGAGTAGACCTGTGCTGGCTAAAACTGGCAGAGGTTTACCCCATTTCTCATAAAATAATTGAAAAGAACAATAATACATTTGTATTTAAGGCTGATAAATACGCCTATGCTTTTGTTGAGCGTAAAGAAGGTAAGGTAACCCTTAAAATATATCAACCCTTCAATAGAAGGGGTTTTAAATGGAGTAACAAACACGATAAGTCTGTCATTAGTCTTTGGACAAAAATTCCAGAATTTGGGGACAAATTATGTATTTGTTCATCTTTAAAGGATGCTTTGTGTCTGTGGGCTAACACTGGGATACCGTCTATTGCTCTACAAGGGGAGGGTTATGTCATTAGTAATACTGCTATCCTAGAATTAAAGAGGAGATATAAGCAAATATATATTTGTTTTGATAATGATAAACCTGGCTTCAAAGATGCCATAGTCCTTTCTGAAAAAACAGGATTTACAAATGTAGTAATACCCTATTTTGAAGGAGGCAAGGATATAAGCGACTTGATGAAGGTAAAAGGTAAAAAAGAGTTCTTAGATATAATGTGTCCATTGTTTAAATAAGAGAAAATAATTACAAAGTGTTAAACGAAAAAAAAAAAGAATTATGAAGTACGGAAAATTATTTAAAAAATTATTCAACAGCTTTCCTAAGTATGAGCAAAAACTCAGTTCTAACAGATTTAGTCAGTTAACTAAAAAAGAACTTGTAGCTATCACTAAAGATCTCAGAAGTATTGGAATACAAACCCCCGCTAAGTACATTTTGTGTTCCAGAGAAAAGCTCTCTAAGATAGTCTACAATGCAGTAAAAGATCAACTTTAACTAAACCATGAGTGATGTAGGCATGTTCCCTACATCACTTTTTTCTCATTAAAAAAAAAAATAATGAAGAACAAACAGAAACATCTTATAGTAAGGTCTAGGAACTTTACATGTAAAGAACTTAGAAAAATACTGGTGAGCCATACTACTATACTTAGACTAGGTAGTACAACCAGAACAGAAGACATTACAAAATGCAAAAATCCTATAGAGATAAACACAGCGGAGGCTTGTCGTATCTCAGGGAATAAACTATTAATGAAAAAAGCCTTTGATAAGGCTGGCATTAAGACTCCAGAATGGCTACACTTCACAAAAAATATAACAGAAGAAACTATTGTGAACGTATTAAAATCCAGAATAGGACATGAATGGAAATACATTATCTGTAAACATAAAAACTCTTCAAAAGGTAGAGGCTTATACTTGCTTAAAAGTTCAGAGGATATAAAGCTATTTTTACATAAACATTATAATACAATTAGTAATTACATATTTGAAAGGTATTACAACTATGCAAGAGAATACAGAGTACATGTAACCAAGGATGGTATATTCTATGCTTGTAGAAAGATGCTAAAGAAGGATGCAGAGGAGAGATGGCATAGACATGACCATAATTGTGTATGGATAACAGAAACCAATGAGAAGTTTTGTAGGCCCATTAACTGGAATGACATAGAGAAGGAATGTATTAGAGCCTTGAAATCAATAGGGCTGGACATTGCAGCTTTTGATATAAAGGTAAGTAACAAAGGGGACTATCCAGAATTTATGATACTCGAGAGTAATTCAGCTCCTGGCTTAGGGGCATTAGGACTAACTAAATATAAACAGATAATAGAATCATGGCTTTAAGTAAACAAGAATTGGAAAACTCCTATAGAGAAAAACTGATAACTCTAACGGGTGATGTACAAGACGACTTGTTGGATTATGACACTAACTACAGGTTCACTGCTCCTAATATAATTATGGAAAGGGACGGTGTTGCTTGTTTTAGTGATTTGTACGTTGATCTTGAAAATAAATATAGAAAAAACCTAGTACCAAAGGCAGTACTAGGCATAACTTTACATACACCTATGTCCTATAAAGGAGGAAATAACTTGTCCTTAGTACCTGAGTCTTTAGTAGCCTTATATATGAGTTTAGTCAGCAAGGTGGTACCAATGACTTATAGGATTGAGGTCTCGAAAGACCTAGATATAGACATAGAAATAACAATGACAGGCAACTTGGCTCAGTTTAAATGGGTATCTACGGTAGTAAGGTACTTATATGAGTTTCCTTTTAATATGATAATTTCGGATTTGTTGATCTTATGGCCTACTATAAAGGTAAAAGGGACAACTATATTTGATTTTTTCAATGAATATTTAGGGATATTATCAAATTTTTCATATAGGTACAGTAATCATTCAGTTCCTTTAGGTGGGGGGTACAGTAATCCAATATCAAGTCTCAAGCTAAAGAAATTTCTTAAAAACAATCCATCAATGGCATTGAATCAGTTACACTCAAATGTGAAGGATGTAAAACGTATAGAAAGTTCAACAATCTATCTTAAAAGACACAGAATGGATATTGCAGATACAATAGAGAATTGGTGTGTTAGGGAAGATAGAAGGCTTAAGGACCTAAAAATTCACTTAGTAAGAATTGTTAAGTATTTAAAGAATAGAGAAAAAAAAAAGAAACAATAAAAGATAATAATTATGAAACGTTATAAAGTATTTGTAGTAGGTGGTGGTATCTATTATGCAGTGTTTTTGAGAGACTATGAACTAGTTAACAATCCGAAAGATGCAGACATTGTAATATTTACGGGTGGTGAAGATGTTGATCCTTCCTTGTACAATGAGCTAAGACATCCTTCTACCTACAGTAACATAGACAGAGATAAAAAGGAATTAGAAGCTTTCAAGATATGTGCTGCTTTGGATACAAAACTAGTCATTGGTATTTGTAGAGGAGCTCAATTTCTGTGTGTAGCAAATGGAGGGAAACTGGTACAAGATGTTGAAAATCATTCTATAACTTCAACTCACCCTTTGATCCCCACAGAAAATACTGTAGATAAAAAGGTGTATCAGATTACTTCGACCCATCACCAAATGCAATATCCCTATGATATGTCACCAAAAGACTACGAGGTTCTGTATGTCGAGTTAGGTAGAAGTCCAATCTACGAACCTTGTACTAAACAGGAAATTGAGAAATTAATTTTACAAGGAGAACCAGAAATAGTGCTATATCATAAAAAAGGATTCCCTAAATGCTTGGCCATTCAAGGACACCCTGAGATGATGAGGAGCACCTCTCCTACAATAGAAATGATAAACAACCTGATAGATGATATAATGCTAAAGGAAGGAGAGAAAAAATCAAGAAAAAAGAGACTCGGGTAAAAAGGAGTAATATCAATTAAAAAAGAAAAAGAAATGAAGATAAATAATGTAACTATTGGAAGTGATCCTGAACTATTTATAATAAACTTGGATACAGATAGGGTTGTATCCTCTATTGGACTTATACCTGGAAGAAAGGGGGATCCTTATAGAGACAAAGATATGCCCACAGGTTTTGGTCTAGAAGTCGATAATATATTGGCAGAATACAACATTCCTCCCTGTAAAAAAATAGTAGAATTTGTAAATGCACATAATTTTATGAAAGATTACATTAGAAGGTTTGTTAAGAAAGTAAATCCAAACTATGATATAAAGTGTACTGCATCTTGCATTGTGGATGAAGATCAGCTTCAAAGTGATGAAGCTAAATTATTTGGTTGTTCTGTAGACTTTAACGCCTATACGAGACAAAGCAATCCTAGACCAGAAGGAGACAAGACTAATCTAAGAAGTGCAGGTTTTCATATTCATGTAGGTTATGACAATCCTAGCAAAGAAGTTTCCTTAGATCTGGTAAAACATTTGGACGTAACTTTGGGCATTCCATCCGTTCTTATAGATGAAGATTCTAGAAGAAGATTATTATATGGCAAGGCGGGGTGTTTTAGATTAACCTCCTATGGAGTGGAATATAGAGTATTGTCTGGAGCCTTCCTGGCTAATGATTTTCTCATTTCTTTTATGTGGGAAAATACTATGAAGGCCGTGTGTAACCTTAATAATGGTCTTGACCTACCAGACCCTATTACAGTTCAAAGGATTATAAACGAAGGAGACAAGAATTTAGCTAAAAACTTTATAACAAAAAACAAACAGTTCTATCGTTAAAAAAAAAATCATGTGTGGTATATTTGGTATTATAAATAAAACGGAATCGGAATTTGATTCCGTTTTATTTAATACCCTTGGAATTGTTAATGATTCTAGGGGGGGAGACTCTTGTGGTGTATTTATAGACGGAAGAGTTGAATATGGAGTGGATAAAGATAGGCTATATGAAACTTTTATGAAGAACAGTATTTTAGTAAATGAGACCAAAACATGTACAATAGCATTGGGGCACTGTAGAAAGGCATCAGTAGGTAGCATATCTGCTAAGACAGCTCAACCAGTAATCATAAGAAACAAAGATAAAATTGAATTTGTCTTACTTCATAATGGGACTATAACTAATTACAAAAGACTGGCAGAAAAGTATGTACCAGATCTTGATGTTAAAGATATGACAGATTCTCAGGTTATGGCTCACATATTCTATTACAAAGGATATGATGTTCTAGGAGAGTATGAAGGCTCTGCAGTTTTTCTCATAGTAGACTATAGGAAAGGATACCCAGAAGCTCTTGCCTTCAAAGGAAGTTCTAAATACAATAACTATAGTAAAATATGTGAGGATGAAAGGCCATTTTTTTATGTAAGAAATGGTGATGGTTTTATATTCTCTTCGATTAGTAAATGGTTGTCAGTAAAGAATCCCAAAGAAACTATCTATACTTTACCTGCTAATATGCTTTGTAGAATGGGAAAAGTGTTGGAAGTTCTAGGCAAGTATGATAGAAGTAATAAAATTCAAGTAAATAGACAGGTTGTAAGTCCTGTTATAAGTTATTATAATTACTATGATGAGGACTATTATGATGCTTACTCTAGCTATTCTAAAAGCACAAGTGAGTCAGTAATATATAGAGTTAAGCAATGGTATTATATAAATCAAAAGAAGGCTACTGGTAACTTTTTTGCCAATCTAAAGGGTGAAATAAGTAGTACATACTGGGGACCAAGTATTCACTCTTTCTGTTTTTTTGGTGGAATATTGTTAAAAAATGTAGAATGCTTAAATTTCTTACAAAGGTTGCAAAAGGAATTAAAATGCTCTGAAGATAAAATAATAAGCAATTTTAAAACTATTATGGCTTATGTTAGTTATCACCCCATAATAATTAAAGGTAAAGGGTTTACAATAAGTAACAGCAATCCCCCTACTTTGGTACCTTTCACTGGACAAACATCTTATCTTTTTTATGGGAGTGCAACTGCTTATTATCTTAATGGTAGGCAGAAAGACCTAAATATAAATTATAAGACTTCTGCCTTTGATAATTTCATCAAAGAGACCGCAGCATTTAAGTTTGATACTGAACTAGCTTTAAAATGTGTAGAATAAAAGAAAAGAAGCAAATGTATAACTGAAAAAAAAAAATTATGGAGGTAGTAGAAGAAATTACCAGGAAAGCTAAGGATTCTCTTGATTTGACACATGGTATTGTCTATATAGGAGAGTCCTACATAGAATTAGGATACTTTTTGAAAAATCCCAATACCCTATATATAATAACAAAGAATGGTATTGTATGTTCTTGTTTGAGTCCTGATAATCCATACATTGTATATGATAACAGACAGGGTTATTATCTTATAAATCATCCTGAACTAGGATACGAAATTGAAGGAAATCCCTCAATAAAGGGAAGTGGTCATTATCCATATATCACTATAGATCAAGATTATGAGGCATTAACCTCTATTCACAAAGTAACAGGAAATTGCAAGACTACACAGCAACCAGATAACCTAGGAACGCTAATCAATTATACATTTGGTCTGGAATTTGAGACTAGCAGGGGTTTTGTACCAGAACATCTATGCTATGCTAACGGACTTATACCACTCAGAGATGGATCCATCTCTGGCGTAGAATACGCTAGTATAGTACTATTTGGTGATAAGGGTATGGGATTGCTGGCTGAGGAGATAAAAACTCTAACAAAATACACAGAATATGACAAAGAATGCTCTCTTCATGTACATTTTGGAGGTTATCCTGTAGACCCGAAATATATATTTGTACTACATGAAGTGTGTAGAAAGTTGGAGCCTTATCTAATGAGTATAGTTCCCTGTCTTACTTTTAAAACAAGTCTTTACAAAAAGTCAGGCAAGGACTATTGTAACTATCTTCCCGATTTGAAAGATTTTAGTAGTCTTTATAAAAACATAACTGGAGTTGCATATATTGGAAAACTTACGTGCTCTCACCCAAAAGATCCAGAAAGAAATAGGAAGTGGCATGTAGATACCAGATACAGATGGTTAAATCTAGTTAACATGGTATGTTATAAAGGTCCAAAGACTGTTGAGTTTAGATTGCTAAGACCAACATACAATATTAAAAAAATAAAGTATTGGCTTCTATTATTTAATGCTATACTAACTTATTCTGAGCATTTAGGGGACTCCTTAAGGACTGAACCCAAGTTAAATAAAGATATGATAGGAGAGGTTAGTATTGATCTCATACTGAGACATACTTACACGGGAGACATTCTGGAGAAAATGAGAAGTATTACTAACGCCTTGCAAGATATAGTTAGAAAGCAGTTTTTAGACAACGATTTTATTGGGGCTAAGACCTCAATAGAGGATAAAATATTGTCCCATGAGCCAGACTTGTGATACATATCTAGAGAATTATTTTGGGGAATGGCTAAAGGTACTTGACAGAACAGAACTTATTAACGCGATGACTAGGATAGAATTAGAGTACAGAAGTAAATCATTATGTCCTGAACAACACAACGTGTTTAAAGCTTTTAAACTTTGCCCCTTTAGAGATCTAAAGGTGGTTCTATTAGCTCAAGACCCATACCCACAAAAAGGAGTAGCTACTGGTATAGTATTTGGAAATAAAAATAATACTAAGGAAGAGGATTACTCCCCTTCGCTTAGTATTATTAAAGAATCTGTTATAGACTATGAAATTAATCATGGTCATATTATCTTTGACCCCACTTTAGAAAAGTGGGCTAGTCAAGGGGTTCTAATGCTAAATTCATCCCTCACTACAGAATGTAATAAAATAGGGGTACATTATAATATATGGAGTCCCTTCATAAGAACCCTTATGATAAATCTGTCCAAGAATCTAACAGGTATAATATATGTATTATTTGGTAATCAGGCAAAGACATTTAAACCTTATATCAACGCAAATACTAATGTTATACTGGAAGAATACCATCCAGCTTACTATGCTCGAATAGGGAAGAAGATGCCTAGTACTTTATTTAGAACTATAGATAAGTTACTAATAGGAAAATATGGAGAAACAATTAAATGGTATAGTGAATTTTGAGTACAGAGAACAAGAAAATAAAAGGGGCTACAATAGTAGAGTACAAAGGAATACAATTTAAAAGTAAGCTAGAACGGGACTTTTACATAATTCTTGAAGGTTCTGGGCTATACTTTAAATATGAACCAGAAGTAATAAAAATTGTAGATAGTTATAAACTAAACAATCTAAAAGTGTTCCTTCCCGAGAAGAAGAGTAAGACCAACAAAGGAAGGAAAAACTTAAGAATTTTAACTACCAAGTTGCTGCCAGTAACCTATAAGCCTGATTTTGTTATTAGGAACGGGGATTACACCATATATTTAGAGGCTAAAGGCAGATCTAATGATATATACCCCTTAAAAAGAAAACTATTATTAGAATATCTTGATGAAAATACAGAAGATACTGCATTTATAGAAGTACATAACAAGTATCAACTACACCAAGCTATTGAAATTATAAAAAATTTAGAAATGAATGAACTAAATAAGATAAAAGAGGATTTAGTTTTTCTCAAAGAAAAGGATATTCCTCATGCGAAAGATCTAGTAGAAAAAAGAGACTTTGAGTCTCTTGTCTATGTAGTAAAGGCAAATATTCTATATGTAGAAGAACTAATTAATGATGTTCCCCTAGAAGACAGGGACTATTGGAATGTAATCCTAGAAAGATTAAGGGATTTAAAACAAATGATATATGAATATGCGTCTGAAATAGACCCAGATTTTATGAGCTATGAGTAATATCTTTAAGTCTTTAAAAACTTTGTCTTGGGATGTACCAGAAGAAGAATACAGAAAAGATCCTGCTATTAGTTATTCAACCCTAAGCACTTTTCTAGAAGGAGGTTATGAGGCTATTAAAAATCCCAAAGAAATGGTCAGTCCCTCCTTAACCTTTGGTAGTGCTGTAGATGCTATATTAACGGGAGGAATGGACGAATTTAATAATAGATTCGTTGTTATTAATGGTCCTAATATATCTAGTACTATGGTTAATATAGTAAAGAGTTTATTCCAAATATATAGTAGTATTTACATAAGTCTATCTGATATTCCAGATGATGCTATTCTTATTATATTAGATAAACTAGAATACCAGAAGAATTGGAAACCAGCTACCAGGATAAAAGATGTTAGGGAAAAAGGATCTGAATATTATGATATGTTATACTTGTGTGAGGGGAAAACAGTCTTAAACAAAATCACGTATGATGAAGTATGCAGTTGTGTAAGAGCCATTAAGACATCTAAAAGTACAGCCAAGTATTTTTCTGATAATTTTGATGATCCTGATGACATGATAGAACATCTGTATCAACTAAAGTTTAAGATTCCTTTAGAGAATGGTATAATATATAGATGTATGATTGATAAACTTATTGTCAATCACAGAACTAAGGTAATACAGCCTATTGATTTAAAAACCTCAAGTACCCCAGAATGGGATTTCTACAAGAGTTTTGTAAAATGGAATTATCAAATACAAAATAGGTTATATTATAGAATTTTACGAAAGATTATATCAGAAGATGACTATTTTAAGGACTTTTTTATAGAAGACTTCATTGATGTAGTAGTTTCAAAATATACCCTGTGCCCGTTAGTGTGGAAATGTTCTTTTACAAAGAACTATGGAGATTTGACATTTGGAAAGAGATCCCAAATATATATGAAAGACCCAGAAACTATAGCTGCCGAGTTGATGTACCAAATTAGGAATGAATCACAAACTCCCATTGGCATAGTTACTGACGGATATAATCATTTAGAAGATTGGTTGAATAATATTAACTAATGATAATAACAAAAAGAAATGGTACTAGAGAAAAATTCCAGATTGAGAAGATAATTAAAGCAGTAAATTCTGCTTTTCAATCTGAAGGTAAACAAATGCCCGAATATCTTATAGGGCTTATACGCTCCTTGTTTTCTCAACTAGAAGGAGAGTTAAATGTTGAGGATGTACAAAATAAAGTAGAAGAACTCTTGATGAATGAGAAATTATTCAAAGTAGCTAAGAGTTATATACTTTATAGGGAGTCCCATAAACAGGCTAGATTTATAAAGAATAGGATTGACTATATGAACAAGTATAGCTCGGGAGACTCCAATGCAGCTACAGCTTCAGAAACAGATGCAAATGCAAATGTTACTATGAAGAATATAGCTAATCTAGAAGGTGAGGTATATAAAACCACTAATAGAATTATTCAAAGACAGAGGATGAAGGACAAACTAAATGAACTTTTTCCAGAAGTAGCCAAACAGTATGAACGGGACTTGGCAAGTAACATAATTTATGCTCATGATGAAAGCCAGACTCCCGCTTTGAAGAACTATTGTATGGCCTGCACCTTATATCCCCTAATGTTAGAAGGTACTGGTAATATAGATGGAGTAACCCCTTCCCCTCCTAATGATATTCAGTCCTTCAGTGGACAGGTAACTAATCTACTGTTCTTACTATCTTCTCAGGTCAGAGGAGCTGTAGCACTGGGTGACTATATTGTTGTTTTAAATTACTATGTTATAAAGGAGTTTGGAGAGAAATGGTACAATAAACTTGACTCTATTGTCACTTCTGAACATTGTAACAAGAGTAAGACTATTTTAGGAGCCATTAGAAAAGGAATGAAACAATTTATTTATGGAATAAACCAACCTGCAGGTAACAGGAACTATAATAGTCCGTTCTCAAATTTGAACTTCTTTGATAAGTATTACTTTAAAGCCCTATTTAAAGACTTTTATTACCCTGATGGGACTCAACCAGAATGGGAAGCTATTGATACCTTACAAAGAATATTTGTAATTCTTTTAAGAGAACTTAGACTACAAAAACCTCTTACATTTCCAGTAACTTCTTTCTGTGTATTACACGATAATAATGACCTACTTGATCAGGAGTATAAAGATTTCATTGCTGAGGAGTGGTCTAAGGGAAGTAGTTTCTTTCTTTATTTAAGTAACAATCCTAATTCGGTCTCTAGCTGCTGTCGGGTCTTGAATGAAATTCAAGAAAATACTTTTAGTTCCACTATAGGATTAACTGGTATTATGACTGGGAGCACCAATGTAATTACATTAAACCTAAACAGAATCATACAAGATTGGGCTAGGGAATATTCTAAAGATGGGCTAGATTATGCTGATTTGCATACCTTCTATGCGCCAGAATCTGGTTTTAAAAATTACCTGGTTGACATATTAGAAAGAATTTATAAGTATCAGATAGCTTATAAAAGTATGATATATGACATGGAGGATGCTGGTATGTACTCTTCTTCCAATGCTGGTTATATCTTTACTAAAAAACTATACTGCACTATAGGGGTAATAGGATATTGTGAAGCTGCACAGTTTTTAGGATTGGAAATAACTAATAACTCAGAATATAAAAGATTCTTAAAATTTATCTTTAATGTTATTCAGGAGGAAAATAGGAAGCATTCAATCCATGACAAGAAAAGGCCTTTTATATTCAATACGGAAGCAATACCAGGTGAAAATTTAGCAGTAAAACTCTATGAGAAGGATAAATCTGATGGATATTACGTACCAGAAGATCAAAATCTTTATAGTAGTTATTTCTTTAAGCAGTGGGATGGTAATATCTCAATCCTTGATAAATTGAAACTTCATGGAAAAGAGATAAACCAATATTGTGGAGGAGGACAGGCGTGCCACCTACATTTAGAGGAACATCCTACAAAGGAACAATTTATTAAGTTAATAGATTTTACTGTTAAAGAAGGTGTAAATTATTGGACTGTAAATGTTCCAATGAGTGAATGTAAAGATTGTGGTTATGTAGTAAATGCACCTATAAAGGAATGTCCAAAGTGTAAAGGTAAAAATATAGACTGGTGGGTTAGGATAATTGGTTATTTAAGGCCTATCAGTTCCTATAGTATGGCTAGACAAATAGAGGCTGATAAAAGAGTTTATAATAAAGTATAGTTATGCTAAAGTATCTAGACACAAGGGTAACATTTGCAGAAGTTCCTGATGAGATAACTCTTTGTATTAATATTACAGGATGTAAAATTGGGTGTAAAGGTTGTCATAGTCCTTACCTAGCAGAAGATATAGGGGCTCCTCTTACAATAGAAGAGCTTACCAAGCTAATTGACACTAATGATGGTATAACTTGTGTAGCCATAATGGGAGGGGACTCAAAGCCCCTTGAGGTACTTGAAGTGGCATGGTATATAAAGACTATATGGGATCACTTAAAAGTAGCATGGTATAGTGGTAATCAAGAATTTAATAAGAGTCTTAATTTAGGAGTTCTTGACTACCTAAAATTAGGTCCTTATATAGCAGAATTAGGCCCCTTAACAAGTAATACTACTAATCAGAGGTTCTATCATATTATTCATACTGAAGATGACAGTGATCCTGAAACATTTAAACACCAATTAGTAGACTGGACATACAAGTTTCAAATAAAAGGGAATAATGTGAAATAATTAATAAAAACAAAACAAAAAAAAAAAGAAATAATAAAGTAACAATAAGATGAAAATTATTTATAACAACATTATCCCCTTTAGAGGCTTCAAATGTATAAATCTGTTTGGTGTGCTTTTTACACGAAAAGGAGAGGTCTTATCTGAAAGAAATATTCAACACGAATATATACACACATTACAAATGAAAGAATTATTATATATAGGATTTTACCTATGGTACATATTTGAATGGATATTTCGGCTTTTTCTTCAAGGAAATGCTTATAGAAACATTTCATTTGAAAGAGAAGCATACTCTAATGAAAACAATAAGAAATACATTGGTGTCCGTAAAAAATTCGCTTGGACAAACTACTTAAAATAAAAGATAAAAACAAAATGATAAAAGTAAAAAGAATTATCAATCATGAAGAAGACTGTATAGTTGAAAGACTTACAGTCTTTTTTTTTATTTACCTTTGTACTCTTATACCAGAAAGGAGTTTTGGAATAACTTAAATGATAACAAAGAGAGCATTAGGAAAATAGAAGGTTTTAAAATCTAAAAGTAAATAAATAAAAAAAAAAGATAATTCGAGATGAAAATCAAGATTAAAGTAAAAGAACTTACAAAAGGTTGCATGCCCACTATTTCTAGTAATGGGGATTGGGTTGATTTGAGAAGTGCTGTAGACATTACCATCCCAGCTCCTCAATCATCTGTTCTTAAGAGGGTAAGAGATGGTGAAAACCAAATTAGTTACCGAAACGTAGAAATCCCTGTACATTATATTCCTCTTGGGATAGCTATGAAGCTGCCCGAAGGTTTTGAAGCTATTGTAGCCTCAAGAAGTAGTACCCCTAAAAATTTCAGTGTTTTTACTCCTATCGGAATAGGAATAATAGATAACGAATACTGTGGAAATAAAGATCAATGGTGTTTCGTAGCCTCAAGTATGAAAGGGGTCACTATAAAGCAACTTGATAGGGTATGTCAGTTTAGAATACAATTAAGTCAAAAAGCTACTATATGGCAAAAAATTAAGTGGTTGTTGTCATCTGGTATAGAATTAGTACAGGTGGATAAATTGGAAAGTAAAAATAGAAAAGGATTTGGAAGTACAGGAATTAAATAACAGAGAATGGTATTTGATATAATTATATGTTTATTATTGGTGGTAGTATTAGCGGCACTTTGTAATTTTATTGAAAGTGTTAAGAGGGCTCAAAATTATAAAGTCTCTATGAAGGAATCTATGGACTTGATAGGACTTCCTGTAATAACCATGACAAACAACAAGATGAAGCTTAATCTGTTGGTAGATACAGGTTGTGATTTCTCCAGGATAGACAAATCCATAGTTGAGTCATTAGAATGTAAAAGTCTTGATGACAAGAGAAATGTTATAACTATGTCAGGAGAAGAAATGGAAGGCCTTGGAAGTTGTTCTATTCAATTAAAATATAAGAAAGCTATATTTGAAGATGATTTTGAAATACTTGATTTAGAGCAGGCTTTTTCCTTTGTTAAGAAAAGTACTGGTGTACAGCTTCATGGGATAATCGGTAGTAACTTCCTGTCAAAATATGGCTATGTTTTAAACTTTAAAGATCTTGAAATACTAATAGACAAATAATATGGAAGATATTATCAAGTTGTCTAATGTTGAAGGAATAACCACTTATCTTAAAGCATTAATGACTCCTAAAGGTGAGACTTCTGATGCTTATGTTCTAAGGACAAATATGAGTTATATAGAGTGTGGCTATCATGATGAAAAAGTTTACATAAAACCTAAGGGTGGGCCTTTGTTGGTAGAAGGCAAGCCAATTCCTAATACAGACAAAGTAGTTACTTCAATAGTTTTTGAAAGAACTATGGGATACATTATATTTGTACAATGATATATGTAGTAACTAACCAAATATTGACAAAATCTAAAAAGTATAAAGTGATAGGAGTTAAAGAATCTTTAAAACTCCTATCATCTCTAAAAAAAGTAGGACTGGACACAGAAACTACTGGCTTTGATCCTTATACTAAAGATCTGATTTTAGTTCAGTTAGGATGTTATAACTTTCAGGTTGTTATAGACGTAACTACTATATCTATGGCACTGTATAAGGAATATTTAGAGTCAAATAGACTTTTTATAGGGTGGAATATAAAGTTTGATATAGGCTTTTTACTTCATCAAGGCATTATGGTAAAAAATACTTACGACGGTTTTCTATCTGAAAAAGCATTATGGATAGGTTATCCTGGGGGATTTCACTCCATGAGTTTGCAATCTGCAGGACTTAATTATTTAGGGGTAGAACTAGATAAAACAATAAGGGGGAAAGCTATATGGGCAGGATTATCAGAAGATGTGATAGAGTATGCTGCCAATGATGTCAAATATCTAGAACCCATAATGGATTTACAAATAAAAGCACTAAAAGACAAAGGCCTGTCAGAAGGTATTATACTAGAACAGATGTCTGTTCCTTGGGTAGCATATACAGAGTATTGTGGGGTAAAATTGGACCAGAAAAAGTGGAGTTATAAAATGACCTTGGATAATTTTTCTTTGGAGGTGCATAAGAAGGATCTAGATGAATGGGTAATCAATTCATGTACTGGCAAGGAATGGGCCTGGTGTCATATACAAACAGAAGGTAAGGAAATAAAGGATATAAATAAAGAAAGGTCAAAGATAAATGGAGAAAGAGATCCAAGCCATGATATTAAGGGACCCATTAGAGGGTATTTTGAAGCTTACAAAGTGAAAATAAACAAACAACTAGATAAAAAGTTTATAAAAGAAAGCTTACAAAATGACCTATTCTCAATGAATAAAGCAGGTATGACTTGTCTTATTAACTGGCAGAGTGTAAAACAAGTATCAGAAATATTAGAGTCATTGGGACTTAATCTATTAGTAAGAGATAAAGATACTGGAGAATTGACTAAAAGTACAGAGGCAGAAATACTAGAAGCCCAAAGAGATGTATCATCTATAATATATAGTTATATAGAGTATAGGGGGGCTGTTAAGTTAACAAGTACTTATGGGGTAAATGTCCTTAATCAGATAAACTCAGTAAGTGGTAGGATTCATACCAAGTTTAATCAGATAGGTACAGATACTTATAGATTAAGCTCTGGGGGAGAAGATAAAAAGAATAAAATAAAATATCTCAATTTCCAAAACTTTCCTAATGATCCTGAAACTAGGGCATGTTTTGTAGCATCCCCTGGGTATAAGTGGATTAGTTGTGATTATAGTGCACAGGAGTCTAGAATATTGGCTGATATAGCTAATGAGCCCAAGATGATTGAATTATATAATCATGGATGTGGAGATATACACTCTCTTGTAGCTAAAATGACTTATCCTGATATAATTGGGGACTGTCCTATAGAAGAAATTAAGGCTAAGTTTCATAATGAAAGGAATAGTGTAAAAACTGATGTTGAATTTCCTATAAATTATGGTGGAGACTACAATACCATAATGCAACATTCTGGAAAATCAAAGGAAGAGGCTCTACAACTATACAACAACTATATGAATGGTTTTAAGAATATAGCAGTCTACCAAAATACCCAAAGATCTTTTGTCATGAACAACGGTTATATACTCCTAAACAAGAAAAGCAAGTTAAAAGCTTATATATATGACTATGATGTATTAGTAGGAATAAGGAAAAGAATGACAGGAGATTTTTGGACTAAATATAGGGTATATAAAGGCAATGCCAATTTGTTCTTACCTAAAGCTGTTAAACAGCAGATATACAAAAGATTTGCTAGTGGGGAGCCATTACAAGATCTAGTAGGTGTGTATTCTTATACAAAAAAGAAAGGTAACAAGGAGGAGACATTGAATGCCCATGTATCTATAGAGGATGTATATGTATTACCTGTCAAACACTATTTTAGGAGAAAATCAGACTCAGAAAAACAGGCCATAAATTATCCTTGCCAACACACAGGAGCAGCTATGTTTAAAATGGCATCAGTGTTATTATTTAAGTATATATTAGATAATAACTTATTATTTAAAGTGAAGCTATGTATTCCTTCTCATGATGAGTGGAATATAGAGGTTCCCAGTGACATGGCAGATAAAATGGCAACAGTATTACAGGATTGTATGAAAAAAGCTGGAGCTTACTACTGTAATAAACTTGAAATGCCAGCCACTGCTGAAGTTGCAGACTATTGGATACATTAAATTAGCTTATTATTGACTAATCTATAAGAACATGAATATATTACAACTGGAAACATTAGTAATAGCTGCAACAATAGCAGCATTATTTGGTATATTACTTGTTATATGGCAAAAACATAGGAAAACTTCTTCTAGAATAGATCTTAGTAGTGAACTTTGGGAACCAATACCATGTACTGATCCCATTGTAAATCATTTAGGAATAACTTTTTATGTTAATCGTGTAACAGAGGAAGTTTTTATGACACATAAGTATGGAGGACTTTTAATAAATGAGGGATTATATGGACTGGAGGAAAAGAAAAAAGAAAGACAATAATGATAGAGTTAATCACCCTACTCATTACACTTGGCTTAAAGATAAGTGTGGGATAGAAGTTATAGATATTACCAGACATCTAGATTTTGATCTGGGGAATGCCATTAAATACATACTTAGGGCTGGGCGTAAACAAGATGAAGGTCTAAGTGTAGTTGATAAACAAGTAGAGGACTTAGAAAAGGCTATTTTTTACCTAAAAGATAAAATAGCCTTAATCCAAGAGGAACATGATCGAATATTCTACAAGGGTAAGTAAACAAATAAAAAAAAAGACAATAATATGAGAACTCTAGTATTAGGAGATATACATGGACATAACTCATGGGTAGACATTGTTAACAAAGAGAGATTTGACAAAATAGTATTTCTAGGAAATTATTTTGATTCTCATAACAAGTCAATAAGCTCTGAGGATCAATATTATAATTACAAAGCTATCAGAGAACTAAAGTTATCATTGAAAGATGATTGTATCTTATTATTAGGTAATCATGATTATCACTATTTACATGAAGGTCCAATGTATAGTGGCTACAAGCCATTTACCTACAATATGGTTCATGATTTACTAGTAGATGATTATTCCAATAAAATGATTGTGCCTATCCACATGATGGATAACATTATTTTGTCTCATGCTGGCATATCTAGTGTATGGATGAGAGATATTGCTAAGCTTCAGAATATAGAGGACATAAATAAGTTACCTTTGGAATACTTTGATTTTAATACTGTAGGAGGCTTTAACCCTTATGGAGATAGTATAACGCAGTCCCCAATATGGATAAGGCCTAAATCTTTATTACAATCAAGAGTAGAAGGCTATAAACAGATTGTAGGTCATACTACACTATCATCTCCTATGAATGATAGTGATATATGGTTTAATGATTTGCTTCCTAGCCACTATATAATCATAGAAGATAACAACATAATGTATGTAGAAAATAAATAAGTATGATAGGATTGATTACACTATATGTCGCAGTGTCTATGCTATGCGTTTTATTATGTATGAAGTGTATAGATGTAGGAATAGTCGAAAGAGAATATATAAAAGTGATAATAGCTTTATCTTTTATCCCAGTAACAAATGTATTACTGTGTGTCATAGCCGCTATAAACTTGATAAACATAAACAAATAGTCACATTATGAAAATGAAAGTACTGTTAGAAGAACAGAGTATTGAATATGCTAAGGACAGATGTCAGAATTTTATGCTCCTTGGTGGGCCTTCTCCTGACAGGTATGACATTGAACAGGCATTTGAAGATGGTGCAAATTGGCGTATCAATTCAGCATGGCACAATACAAGTGAAAATCCAGAAATGGCTAAAACTCTCCTAGTAGAGAAAGAAGATGGCAACATCTCACTATGTAAGGTATATAAAAAATATACAAATACCAATGGTTGGAAGAGATGGGCATATATTGAGGATTTACTAATAAACAGTGAGGAAGGTAAAAATGAGACTAATTAAACCTAGTTTTGAAATTATAGAACAACAGCATGGTCTTGAAGGGATATATAAAATTATAGAACAAGCTGGAAGGACTTGCTATAAAAGTTGCGATAAAATAACAGAAGATTCTGCTAAGGAGTTTGTGAACAGGATTATCGGCAATAAACATCATACAGTATTAGAGCATGGTACTGTATATCTTGATTTTGTGGATAACATAGCAGAGGCAGGAAGAAGATATACTAATAATCATTATTCCAGAGTGTATAAAAATGCAATAGAAGATGATCGGGGGTATTGTCACTTATACATTACAACTAATTTTAGGGTATTGGTAGAGAACAAGTGGCTCGATGACTTGCAGTACATCTGTGAGCCTACTAGATACCACGAGAAGAGATATACTGTAAGGTTTATCTGCGACAGAGGAGTTTCCCATGAATTTGTAAGGCATAGAGTATTTAGTTTTGCTCAGGAAAGTACCCGTCGAATAGCAATGGCGGCTTAAATAAGTAATTATTTACGAATAACCCAGTGAATTGCTGGAAGGCTAAAATTTATTAAATTCTTTCTACAAGTTTGGATGTATCCATATTATGACAACGGAACAATTATATGAGTTTTGTAGAAAAGTATTAAATCATGCTAATCAGCAGCCAAGCCAACCTTTAACAAAGTTGGAAGGTTCAGAGACTAACAGTTGAAACTATATTGGAGATAGGATAGTAAGTAGTAGCTACAGCTAGTAGTGAACTAGCTCTATTTTAAAAATAGCTTGTTAGATGCGATGCCTAACTCTCCAACTAATATAGAATATAATACTGACACGAGTGCTGGGCATCCAAAAAATTTGTAAAAAGTAAAATTATGAATATACTTATATTAAAAATAACGATATTAATATCTATAATAATTATAGTATTCTTTTTTGGATGATGATATAGTCCGATACTCCTTTGAAAAGAGGAGAGTTAAGGATAAAGAGCCTTAATATAACAAATGTATTGTAATTACTCTAAGGATAAGTTTGGGAATGAAGTTACCTTTATTATTCCTTGTTGGACTAATTTACCTGAACAAGAATATGGTGATAGAGTTAATCCCAAAGTATTTAATAGAGGAAATACTAATGGTATAGAAACAAGTTATGTAGATTCTTTAAGACAGGCTGAATACAACTACTTTAACTTACTAAATCAAGGATGGAAACCTCAACAAGCTAGGACTGTATTACCCAATGCTTTAAAAACAGAATTAGTTATGACTGGTTTTATAACTGATTGGGAACATTTCTTTAAGTTAAGAAGCAAAGAATATGGTGGTGGAAATCCCCACCCACAAGCTGACGAGTTGGTAACTCCCTTGTATTACTATTTTAAAGGTAAAAAATGGCTAGAACAAAGAAACTAATATGGTTTAAAAGTATTGATGTGCCCAATGTTTTTGTAGGTAACAGAAAAGACACACTCACTATTACAGGTAAAATATACAGAGTAACTAGGAGCTATTTGGGCTTTAAAATGAAGCCCAAATACTCTTATGTTATAAACACGCCTTTTATAGGGAACCCTTGGTATGATGGTGAATTTGCTACCAATAGGATTTTGGAAGTTAAAAGTTGGGAGATGAGAGCTCTTATACTTGATACGATTGAAGAATTAAAACAAAAAGACTTGAAATTATGAAACCTTTCTATATAATTGTGTATAATGTTAATACTCATCAATTCGAGCGTTATAATGTAATGCCTTATTTCTTAGAGGAATATAACAATATTAAAAGAAATAAGCCTAAAACTAGAGAAGAGATGAAAAACTTCATATTGGGGCGGAGTCTAAGTCAGTTCTGGGGAAGATGTGAATATGAGTTATTGTTATCAGATTGGCCTAATGCTTCAATAACAACCAAGATAGATGGCCATTATCAAATAGACATGAACGTAGAGGCTATTTTAGACATTTTGGAATATAACCTTTATTTGGATTATAAAGAGAAGAAAAGTAGTAAAAAGGTAAAAAAGAGTGAAATCTGATGAAAAAAAGTCATTTAGTAAGTGTCAAAGATTACTATTTGAGATACTAAGTTCAAACAAAAGCTATTAGAATATTGCAGTATTCATACATAACTGCTATATTTGCCAAGTTTTACTATTTATATTTTCATTTGTTATGAATCCAAGATGTTTATTAGAAACTCCAGAAAATGAGAAGAGGATTAAAGAATTGCTGGATAATTTTCCAAATAGAACTATTTTAACTTTAAAATCTCTCATTAATTCATGGATGTCTTATAATCTTAAAGAGAATGAAGACAGATTTCCTACATTAGAAGAGCTTAAAGACTGGGAGTCAAAACTTCATTATGATAAAAAACTTAATCTAGCTGCAGCTTTCTCCCCAGTGGAGAGATTGAACAGGGTCAATAATATTAGAAAGGCATTCTCTAATATTATTGGTTCTATTTTAGATTCTAGAGTAGAAAGTATGCAACAAAGGCTAGATCTTTCCACAGATCCTCAAGAAAGAAGGGAGTTAGCTTTTAATATAAAGAATATAACAAGAGCTTCAGTAATAAAAACAGTAAGACCTTCTGAGATATTCCAAAGAATAAAAAAGGCTTACCAGGACTATATAGACACACCTAGTGAAATACTACAGAAATTAGAACTAGATACTATAAAGCATAGAAATGAAGATCTGGAGGAATCTATGCAAATAGCTGCAGCTAAACTCCTTGTTTTAAGAAAAAAACATGCTTATAAAAAGATAATAGATAATTATCAGCTTCTAGTAGAGGAAGCTATTTCGGATTTTTCTATAAGAGAAGGGGTAAACTTGTCTGTAAGTTCTGATAACTTTATATTTGACACGGAGAATAATGATTATACGAATGATGAAGTATATTTCTCAGACGATTATCAAGATTCAGAAGAAATTTATAGAGATAGCTGGATTACCAATGTAAGAGAAGTAAGTACCTATGATAATTTAAGTAATAAGGTAAGAAGAATAATAAGCAATATAGTTAGGGTTAATAAACAGGGACTGCAAGAACTAGACGATTTAAACAATACTAGGAATCTTGATTCTTCTTATGTCTTTGCAGAGTTGATAAATGGACTTAGGAATATGGTTTATCCGACCGATTTGATCCCTACTCTGCGAAAGATGAGCATAACAAAGCCCTGGGTTAGTCAAATTGTCTATAGTTTAGAGAACGATTCATCTTTGAGAGCTGACTTTTATAAATTTTTCAGGAAAGATACCCTAAACTATTGGATTCAAACTTCTAGAATGGATAGTAACGGTCATTACTCCTTCAAAACAACATCCATTAGTAGAACTGAGGGAATAGGCCATTATTTCGAGGAGTGGACAGACAATCATGAATATGGTATTACTTTAGATCCTGACAGTATATATAATTCTAGTGGAGATATTGTAGAGCCAAATGTCAGTAAAGGACTTGAATTAGTAAATAGTATCCTTAATAAGTTTCCTAGAAACACAAAGAATGAAGAGTCAATCAAATTGTCTTATAATGATTCTATAATAAATCCTACAATAAAGGCCCTTAAAATGGCAGGTATTTCTGTTGAAAGAGAAATATTAACAGATCTATTAGATTCAGCTGGTTCTGAAAATGAATCACCAATTAAGCGTATCTTAGGCCATTTAAGAACACTCTACAGTGAACTCGCGAATAATAATGACCCTGAGAAAGGTCTTAGATCTACTGATCTATTGGATTATTATAGTGGTGTGTTTAATTCTATAGCAACTATACTTGATTATGTAACTGAAGATATTGTAGAAAGTAATGTAAGACAAGGAGATAAATCTAGGTATATTCATGTAAACCCTTCTTATTTGACTACCCTCATTAAAAAGTTTAGGAGTGATGAATATGCTTCATTTATTGATAATGAGTATGGCACAGTACCCCAGTTTAAAAAAGGAGAGTTTTGGAGAAATACTTGGCTAGACAGAATTAGAAATGACAAAGAGTATAGGAATAAACTAAATCACATTGTCTTATTAGAACACAATAGAAAAGAATATGCTAAGTGGTCCAACAAGGATACTACCCTAGCCCTGATTAATCAGTATTTCTCCCAACCTACTAGTGGGGATACTGGTTATGCTTATTACCCAGTTCCTGTTTTAGCTGACAGTCAGAGTGCAGAGTTTCTTCTAGGACCTAGATATATTAAAGATTTTAGGTTCAAGCTGCTAGACAAATTTGCTGAGGTTATTAAACAGGAAATAGACAGAATTATTCTAGTTACAGAGAGGTTTAATAAAGGAGTGAGGGAGATAGCAAATTATGACATAATAAAAAGGAAAGACGGCACTATAATTCCAGGGGGTAGTGAATTTAAAATGTTCCCAGAACTAAATCTTCCTATATGGGGAGAGAACTCTAATATGAAGTTTATAGATGTCTATAATAATATGATTGATAACCCAGATGTAACAACTGAAACCATAGATAAGTTTATACGTGTTACAGTAGGCCAAATTATGGATGCCAATTATATTAAATTAAAAGACTATCTAAAACAAATAGGATTACTTGATAGAGTCTCTGAAGCAAACAATGCCCAGTATGTCTATTTTGACAAATATTCAGAAGCATCCCTAGATAAAATGCTTGAAGAATGGTTTTGGAATACAAGTTATGCTACATCTCAAATAATACAAATATTAACAGGTGATTTAGCATTTTATAAAAATATAGAAGACTTTTGTAAAAGAGCTAAACAATTCCACGCACCAGCACAAAGACTGGATACTTATGCAGAATGGGACGGAAAGCCTGTATTGGAGAGAGTTCCAATGAAAGATTCTTATGGCAATCCCATTCTAGACTCTAGTGGTAATACCATTGAGGTTCCAAGGAATGAGAGAACTATGTTCTTAAAGGATTTAGAAAAAGCTCCACAGGAACTAGATGAAATAGAGGCTATGCTGGACAGTAAGATAGCTGAGGGATTCCTTTCAAAAGAGGAAAAGAATGTGATTTTAGGTGTATATAAGAAAACTAATGTAGCTGATGCACAAGCATACAGATCTTTAGATTCTTATAGAACATTGTGCATAATGGCTGGTCTATGGTCTGACACAGAAGAGACAGCTTTTAATCACTTTGAAAGGGGAGAATGGCATGCAGAAGATTTTGTAGTGTTATGGGGGAATATCAAACCTTATCTATATACTCAAGTTAATCAAGATAATCAAGTAGATGGAAATCTTATTAGAGTTCCTATGCAAAATAAGAACTCAGAAACTCTGTTATTAACTAACTCCATATTTGGTAAAATATTATCATCTGGCAAGTTAAGGGCTTTAGAAGATTTTATGAAGAACCACTCTATTGATATAGTACAATTTGAAAGTGCTGTTAAAGTGGGGAAACAAGATCTTGTAGATATTAACAATATTTCAGATGATGACTACAATAGCACCATGAATACATTAGAGGGGGCTCTACAATTAAACTCAAATATTATAAAAGAGTACTCTTATAATGATTATGGCATTCAAACTAATCTACCCGAACATGGTATAGACGCCCAACAGTTAGTAGGGACTCAAATTAGCCGTCTTATCACTGCAGATATGAGTGAAGACATAAAATTTGATTATCAAGGACGTGAATTTAGTAAAGCAGAGTGGACTAATCTTTATAATGCTGTAAAAGTTGCTACTATAGTAGACTCCAATGAAAAACTGTCCGAAGAACTAAGTTCTCCCGACAAGGTTTCTGAACTACTGTTAGAAGAATTAAAAGGTAATGCTAGATATGGTGTAGATCTTCAAGATGCTGTAAAACTGAACAAAGATGGCAAATTCACTATACCCTTAAATGACCCATCTAGGACTTTACAATTACAAACATTATTGAATAGTGTAATAAAGAATAGAGTAACCAAACAAAAATCACAAGGAGGTGCTTTTGTTCAAGTTAGTGCTTATGGCTTGAAAAGAAAACCACAAGTTGTATTCAATAAAGACCACAGTATAAAATACATTGAAGCTTATATACAGTGTCCTAGCAAAGAATTATATGATTTATTGGTAGATAATGGTTCTCATGAAATAGATATAAACAAGAAGTTTATAGATGATTATGGTAAAGAGAGATATATTGTACCTAGAAAATATTTAAATGCCATAGGATACAGAATACCAACTGAAGATAAATATTCAATGGTTCCTATAAAAATAATAGGATTTCTTCCTAGACAAGTAGGATCTGTGATAATATTACCTGAGTTAATTACGAGCATGTCAGGATCTGACTATGATGCAGATAAAATATATGTAATGTTTCATTCTTTAAATATAGAACATTATAATAAGAGTCTTGCATGGTATGATTATAATAAGGCATCAAAAGGAAATAAAATATTCTTGGATAGAATAATGGGAATTGATTCATCTGATATTGAAACTAGTGAAGAATTTGATGTTTGGTTTGACCATAATAAGGAGAACTATAGATATAAAATTCCTATTGTTAATACAGTTAGTCTAAATATAGATAAGAATCTAGATTTAAATAATCCAGTTGAATTGTACAATAATTTGAAAAATAAAAGCAAGTTACAAAGAGATTCTTTAATGATAGATCTTATGTACCTAGTTTTGACGAATAAGGACACTGTAGGAAGATTGTTAAATCCAGGAGGCTTTATTGAGCAGAAAAGAACTGCTAGGGCAATAACTGTACTAAATAACTTGAGCTTAGATGAGTTTAAGAGTGTATTCGGAACTTATACGGAGTTTTTAAGTAGACCCCTTGAATCAAGTGGTAATACGGAGGGCTTAGAATCCATAGCTCAAAAGTATAAAGAGGAACTTAATCCTTTGTCTCCTGAAACTTGGGTCACACTACACCAAAGAAACATGTCTGGAGCTTCATTAATTGGTATAGCTGCTAATCATAACTCATCTCATGCTTTTATGCAACACACTGATCTTAGTGTAAAAAATGACTATAAACTAACTATAAATGGACACAAATATGAATCCTTACACAATATCAAGAATAATATAAACCAGTATATAAGTAGGAATGTATCTGGATTCCTAGCTGCATTTGTTGACAATGCCAAGGATCCCATAGCAGGATCCCTTAATTTTAACAGTTATACAGCCGATATAGCTTTTACCCTGTTAAGATTAGGTGTTCCTGTAATGGAAACTTGTTTGATTCTAAATCAACCAATAGTAATTGAGACAGTAACAAATTCATTAAACAAGAATACTACGATGAACTCATCTCTAAAAAGAGTTTTAGATTACTATATAGACAAGGCGTTGAAAGAGCCTGTTAAAGGTTCTGTTGTTAGTCCTGATGATATAGAAAACTACAATTTTACTAGTTATGAATTAATATCTAATATTCTTGCATCTCATAATCCCAGTTTTTCCTCTAATAACATAGAGGAGGTACTATACTATAGTAATCAAGTAAAGGTTGGTTATCTTCTTGATAAACTAATAGGATTGAGTACAGATGTGGGCTTGCTTACACAGGCTACAAGATCAGATACTCAAGGAGGGGCTATTGGTCCTAGTAATGCAGTTACAACAGTAAAACTAGGAAGAATCAGGGATGTATTTGGAACAAACTCTAAAATAACCACTTTAACAGGTGCAGATTTTATCAGTTTAAGTGAGCAAACTCCTGAGTCTATAATGAACAGCAAACTTCCAATTCTAGCAGCATTTACATACTATGGAATGATTCAACCTATTTCTATTTTAAGTAAGTATTTCCCTAATTTTAATGACAGTTATCAGGCTATTATTGAAAAATTCAAGGAAAATAGTAAATACGGGAGGCTTAGTGCAAAAACCATTAATAGTATTTATAATGATATAGTTCCCTATTATTTTAGTTATTTTGATTCTATAAATTATCAAGTTCCTACACAAGTCGAGACTACAGAAGAAGGGGATAAAATAACAAAGAATATCTCTCCAAGAGATTACTATATAAACTATTTCCCAAGGGAATTTGAAGAATTTAAGACTAATAACAAATATACTAGTAGACTACCTTTTATTAGGAATTTAAAGGTGACTCACAAGAATGCTAATAGTCCAACTGACAAGATTATATTAAGTTCAAATGGAAAACTAACTCCTATTAAAAGAGAGCAGTATATTAAAGACTGGGAGTCTATGTTATATAAAGATGATCTTAATAGAGACATGGCAAGAAAGCTGTTTGTATATACTGTACATAGAGGTTTGGGATTTTCCCCAAAGAGTTTTGGGAGCCTTGTCCCAACTGCTGTCAAACTGGATAACAAGAACTATATAACCACTCTACAGAATTTAATTGAAGGTGGCTTTGCTTGGGAAGTATTCTATGATCAGTATGTTAGAAATCATCTAAATAACAGGGAGTTAGTTCCAAGTATTAAAGATACTACCATTGGTATAACGTCCGATACTATTAGTTTTAATGTAAAACTGGATAATTTTTCCAATGAAGACATGAGACAATTTGCTCATCCTTATAAATGGGATGAAGAGATAAATTATTTCAGGTATATACATTTCAACTATAGAGGAAAGGATTTATACTTTGAGTTAAGTAGTACTGATAGTACTGAAGGGGCTACTTATATTAAAACAAAGCCCTTAGGAGAACTTAATAATTATATTGAATACGAGTATGATACTCCTATGGTAGAGAGTGTAATAAGTACTCAAAAAACCAATAATATGAATGATTATTATAACAGTAATGCTGATATAGATACTGAGATTCCTATGTTACCTGATTATACCAGATATTCTCCTTTTGATATTCCTGGTGAACATAATACAAGGGAGTCTAATTTAAGTAAATTAAATGATCTCAGCCCAAAGACCACTGATGACTACACTAACCAAGAGTATTGTAAATAACAAGGAAAAGAAATTAATGTAATATGAGTAAATCATGTGCTTTATATCCTAGACTAAATAACGGGGAGATTTCCCCGTTATTTACTAGGCTTAAGGAATATTTTGGAAACAGGGAAAATGCCTTGTATTGGTATCAAAGAGCTAAAAGTCCTGATTTTTTGAGCACTTTCAGTGATGTAAAAACTGATAATAATGGAGAGCCTTTATTTGAGGATCTAGTGTCTAAGTGTAACCTAGATGAAGCTTTAGATGAAACAAACACACTGAAAAGACTAAATAAAGAATTTAGTCAGACCCTTCCTAGGAACTATACTAATTTAAAGACATTACAGACAAAGGCTGTTACGTTTAATAACAGTAATATATTACGTGACAAGTTTTTTGCTACTATAGAAAGCAACAAAGGAGATATAACTATATCAATAAAACCCACTAGGGAACTCAAGAAAAACGACAAGAACAGGCTTGCTATAAATGTAGGAATAAATACCAGATTAGAAGAATTATTAAATTCTTGGGGAGTGGAAATAGGAGCATTGACCTCCCTTGAAGAAGAACTAGGAATGAAGGGAGTTACTGATTTTGATGTGGCAACTATAGCAGCCAATGGTATTAAACAAGTAATAAGACTTGCAAAAGGTAATAAAGGCCAAGAGGTCTTACCTGAGGAATTTGCACACTTTGCTATAGCTGCAATAGGGAACATTCCTCTTAAAACTAGGCTAGTTAACACTTTGAAAAACAGAGATGTGCTGGAAAAGATCCTTGGGGAAAGTTATGAAGATTACAGAAATTTGTATAATGATAACATAGATCTATTAGCAGAAGAAGCTTTAGGAAAGATTGCTGCACTGGTATTAAATGATCAGTCCATTTATACTCCTAATAAAAATTTATTAGACAGATTTATAGCCTCTATAAAAAATTTCTTCAGAAACCATGAAGAGAATGAGATAGATAATATTATAAATGATGTTTTGAAGGAAGTCTATGAACTTACAGGAAACATTGTAAATAATAGATATTCTCTTAATACAGCTAGTATAGATTATAAAGGTAAAATGGCTAGTCTTGGAGAAAGAATTTCTAGAGATACTGAGCTTGTAAAAAGAACAATAGAACAAGAGGCGAAAAGATTAAAAATCTATGGTCAGAAGGAAGAGTTTAGTACCAGACAAAAAAATGTTATAGCATCTTTACAGAGATCTCTTGAAGAAAAGAAAGAACTAGAAGGTATATATGAATACTGTCAAAATAGTTTTAATGTACTAAACACAGTAAGTAAAAGACTAGAGAATATAGGTAATCTTGATACAAAAGATAAGTTTAAGCTACTAAGAAATATTAGAAATTATATAGCTTCCTATGGAACTATATTAGATGAAATAAGAAACAGTATATATGATAGTTCTAGAGAAGGAGATGATAGGCTTAAAGACAAATTAAAAGTTGTCGTGGACAATAACCTAGATCTTATAGGTAGGCTGAGTAGAGATTACTATACTGTAGCTAAAGATGAGTTTACAAAGTTCATAGAACCTTTTGTAGGGGAAGTAATGGCCAATACTCTAAACCAATCAAACTTTAAAAGAACCACAGCAAAAGAGTTAATAGAGAGTATGGATAAAGATATAACCCTACTAGACAGATGGCTTGATAGTATGGGGGACAGTTCTGACTTAATTTTACAATTCTATGATAAAGAAGTTAAAAAACAGAAGGGTTTGTCTAGACTTGACACTATTAAAACAGAAAAGGAAATACTAGCCCGCACTAGAAAACTAGAACAATCTGGAGTTAAAAACACAGCTTTCATGTATGAGAGAGACAGAGATGGTAAAATAACTGGTAATTATATACAAAAGACATGGTGGGCCGAATATAACAGGGCTAAACATGAATATTTCGAGAGACTAAAACAAAAATACGGAGACAAACAAACAGATTTGGACAGTAGAAAGTACAATTATGAATCTTGGTTATGGTATAGAGACAACACAACTACAGATGAATATGGTATGAGAGTTCCTACATCCAAATGGGACAATCCTGAGTATAAAAAACTAAATAAGGACCAAAAGGAGTACCATGATTTCATAATGGGGATTAAAACTAAGCATGATAATTTCCTGCCAAAGGCCAATACAAACTTAGCACCACAAGTCAGGAGGGACTTTTTAGAAAGGGCACTATCAAATGATAATAAAGCTAAGTATTTCTGGGAGACTATAAAAGACCAGTTTGTGAGAAGAGAAGATGATTTAGATATGGAGTCAAAAGATGTGATATTGGATTTTAGTGGCAATGAATTTAACAGGCTTCCAATTTATTACACTAGAAGATTAGAAGACATGAATGATCTATCTCTAGATGCGGCTTCTTCCCTTATAGCTTACGTAGCAATGGCCAATGATTATAACAGGATGAATGAAGTAATTGATATACTTGAAACTGGTAGAATGATATTAGCCTCAAGAGAAGTTGTACAAAATTCTGGAGGGATTCCTAAAATAGAAAAATTTAAAGAGTTTGGAATAGAAGTAAAAAAACTTCTAACTAAAAAAGGGGATTCTACATATTTTATTGGGAAACTAAATGACTTTATGAATGTACAAGTCTATAATAAGCTAATAAAGGATGAGGGTACTCTACTAGGAACTAAAATAGAAAATTCTAAATTAGCTGCATTTATAAATAAATTAACCAGTTGGTCGACAGTAGCATTGAGTCCTTTAACAGGTCTTGCAAGTTTAGGGCAAAACCTAGCTATGACCCATATAGAGAGTGCTTCAAAACAGTTTTTCTCGACTAAGGATCTTTTAGTTGCAGACAAGGAATATTTTAAGTATTTACCTGAATTTATAGGTCAGTTTGGTACCAGGATTAAGACTAGTAAACTTGCCTTGTTTAATGAAATGTTTAATGTAAGTCAGGATTATAGGCAGCATGTTAGGGGTGTAGACTTTGATAAAAAGAATATATTCGCTAGGATGATAAATAGAAATGCTCTGTACTTTACTACTAGAATGCCAGATCATTACTCTCAGCACAGAATAGCTATAGCATTAAGTAATAGAGTTCCCATATTCTTAAACGGGAAGAAAACTACATTATGGGAAGCCCTTGAAGTTACTCCTATAGACAAAAACAATCCATCACTTGGGGCTACCTTACAATTAAAGGAAGGGGCAACTAAAGCTGATGGTACTAAGTGGACTGACCAAGATACTTTAAGACTATCTAATCAAATAAGAGCTGTAGAAAACAGATTATATGGTATTTATAATGAGGAGGACAGAGTGGCTCTTAAACAATATATATGGGGCAGAATGGCTATGGTTTATAGGGATTGGATGAGACCTCTATACATGAATAGGTTTGGAAAAGGAAAATATAATACTGATCTTGGAATGTACACAGAGGGACATTATCAGACTCTTTATAGATTTATTAAAACCTTATATGGTGATTTAAGGCAGACAGAATTTCATATTGCCACTCATTGGAGGGAGTTAAGTCCTTATGAAAAAGGTAATCTTAAGAAGGCATTTACAGAAACTGTTTCTTATTGGACCTTAGTATTATTGGTTAACTTATTGCAGGATATGGGAGATGATGATGACAAATCATGGTCTTTAAGACTTGCTGAATACACAGCAGCAAGGTTAAAAACAGATATAGGAGCTATGCTTCCTGGACCAACTGTAATAGATGAGGCTACTAAACTATTTGATAGTCCATTCGCAGCATTGACAACTATTAGGAAAATCAGAAATTTATTAAATGTCCTAGATCCTACATCATATATGGAGGTTATAGAAAGTGGCAAATATAAAGGATATACTGAAGCTGAAAAGGTAGTAATTGATGTGTTACCATTTAGAGATCAAATAATCGATGCTTTCGATCCTTCACAACCTGCTAAGTGGTATAAATGATATACAAGAACTACATATTTAATATTAATAAAAAAGGTGAGTATAAAACTCACCTTTTTTTTTTTGTAATAATACTACAACTTACATTAAGTTATAAACAATTCAAGAATGCCTCTCTTTCCTCTACTGAAGAATTTTCCCAAACATCCTTATTAACACCAGCAGCTTTAAGAAAGCTCTTTGTATTAGAGTCCAAAGAGTCCCAAGTCATATCTAAAGGATTACCGCTATTAAAACTAGCTTCTTTTATGGAGGGATCCTCAGGGGATTGTTCTATTTTATCAGTTGAAACTCCAGGAATATTACTGTTAATACTATTAAGTAAGTTAAAGGACTCACTGATTTCCCGAGTTTTATCTTGTGTAAATAACCCTACTTTGGTTTCCTTAGCAGATTCTGATTTAAGTCTGTCAATATTACCTTTTAACCTATCCATTATGATTTTAGAGGCTTCTTGGTCTGTAATAGAAACATTCTTTATATGTAGAAAGGTAGCACCATTTTCCAATACATGATAATAATTATATAAGGGGGCTGCTCCCTCAGGCAATTCTACGCTAGACAAAGGTTCTTTATACAATCTTATTTTATGTCCTGCTATTTCTCCAATTTCTTTAGTAGGGGCACTAACCACTTCGCCATTCAATTCAAAATACGTAGTGTCTCCATTAGTTATATCACTTTCTTTAACAATAGGATCTAGTATGACTTTAGTTGGATCTACTGTAGGAGGAACATCAGGAATTTTTAAATACTGCCCTTCAAAACCAATAAGCACATCAGGATTATAGGGTATGTTTACTCCAGATTCCTTGACTATATTGGAAATTATTTCCGATTTATCAGTCTTATAAACAAAAGGTATTACTCCTAGGGTATTAACTATACTTGTATAAGAGGAGTCAAATAAGTTTTTATAGGAGCTAAGTTGAATTATATCAGTCTCATATAGACTAGGAGTGCCAGATTTTCTATAGAGATCTCTTGAGTTTCCTTTAGCATGATATGTATTGGTACTAGTACCAAACTTATATATATTAAACACCCCTGTGATGTCATTCACACTAATAGCATCTATAGGTTCAGCTATTCTTGTGCCATCCTCATACTTATGAAATAATACTATATTTCCAACCAATAACCTTTCCCCATTATTCTCAAGTCTACTCTTTAGGTCTCCTAGATGTCTAATTAAAGAATTAAATGCCATTTCTGACATTATATTAGGTCTTACAATATTTTGGGTTCCCCCGAAATACTGAGTGGCTATGGTTCTGATAGCTATGTCCTGCCTAGACACCTGAGAAGCAATGGTATTTTTGTAATCATGATATTTCCCGTCATCTTCCATTATTTTAAAGTTACCTCCTTCTATAACAGGAATATTATTATCATCTCGTAGTACCTTGTTATAATCCTCTTTTAATTTTATAAGGGAGGATTGCATATCCTTTATTTTAGAAGGTCTTAGACCTAATCTAGACTTTAATTCATTTATTGCCTTCTTATCAGTTATAAAATGTTGTAGGGTTATGTCTAAAGCCAAATTATCAGATAATAGTAGTATTCCTTTATCCATTATATCACTATAGAGCATATTCCCGTATAAAGATTTTGCCCTTAGTAGTTGATATATTAACTCATAATTAGGATTGTCTGTATCTATTATACTTCCTTCTCTATTATATATCTTATCATTATATAATGTGTATTGAGAGCCTTTAAAATCAACTTTTACAGTATTTTTTATATTATTATCTTCACCTGTTAAGTTGAACTTACCTGAAGGATTTACAGTTTGTCTTTCCGTACCATTTTCATCATACCAGGTAGTAGTAAACCAAGATCCTATCATCTTTGCATCAGTGATGTAAGTGGTCAGAATCTCATCACTTATCAACGATTGATTGTAATTACCTATATTTACCTGACTAGCTATAACCCTAAAGGAAGGATTTATACTGTAGAAGAAGCCTCTTATAGCTTCATAAATGGTATTCTTGTCTATACTAGGAGCTTCGGGTACTTTTATCCTACCATCTGTTCCTAGTACAATACTACTATTTGGCACATCATTTTGACCTATAACTATATTTCTCCTATCAGTCCCCTTTCTAAGGGTTAAAACCTTATTATCTCCCATATAAGAGATATTTATATGAGTTCCTTTTAGATGTATTATCTTTCCTAGTCTGTCGTAAGCCTCTGATGTTTCATCTTCTGTAATAGTAGGATTAGTTAAGGAATAAAATATATCCTTTAGATCTGAAGCCCTCTTATTACCTTTATCAGCTAATTTATCAATATCAAATTCTTCAGCATTCAAATGCTTTACACCTAGCATTTTAGGACTGAGAGTGCCCCTACTATTAGGCAATAACATGTAAACCTTACCATCGGCATGTAATTCATCGAAAACAGGCTCTACCTCTAGTTCTTTGTTTGTAACTAAACTAGGTAAACCTTGCTCTGGTTTCATGACTCCTAGGAGTAAGTCATTAGGTAAATTAGATACATTATCCTGATTTAAAACACGTTTAGTATTCCTGTCATATTTAAACTTTCCTAACATGACCTTACTAACAGTTAGGGTTAATTTCTCCCCTTTGTCTAATTTGTTATTGATTGTCTCAATTCCTTTATACCTAGGGTTAGTATCAAGTGGTAATGTTCCTACTATAGTACCTTTATGATACATAACCGTAAATTTTAAGTCATCTATAGTCTCTCTAGCGAGTTCTATAATATCCCCAGGCTTAACATTACCCTCATTTATATAATCATAAGCTATCTTAGACTGCATTATTTTAACAGCATCTATGGTAGGGGTATAGGGAGTAAACAGACCTTTTGATAAATCATTTACATTATATTCAGTTAGATCATTCCTGTAGAACTCCCATATTGGGATTTGCAAAAATTCACTATTCTCAGAATCGTTTTCGGTATTATTAAGTAATTCCTCATCTGTGACTTCTGGAGAAGCATCTGATATTTTATCCTCTAAGAATCCAATAGACTTATCCACAGCATCTATAAACTTTTCATCATTAGCCTCTGGTAATGAGTTTATAAGTCCTGTTAAATTATTTATTTCTTTATTTGCATTCTTTTTGTTATTATTGACTAATTCAGATACTTCCTGTATTTTGGGGACAACCACATCTTCAACAAAATCTGTGTCTACAGAATTTCTTACAGTATCAATTAATCTATCTGTAGAGTTTTCTACAGACTTTACTGGAATCGTAGAAGTTTCATCTTTTCCTGTTTTGTCTGAGATTACAGTAGGCTTATTATTACCATTTGATATACTAGGCACTTTAGAACCCCTATTACTGATAGAACTTTGAGCTATTTGCAATGCAATATTATAGGCTTCCTCGGTGCTATTAGTAGGATTAATTATTGGGCTACTTAATTCCGCTAGTGACGAACTATTATTGTATCTGTCATTTATAAATGTATTTAAACTACTCTTCTCTTCTAGAGAAACATCTATATCCTTGATAACGTCTAGCAACTCATTTCTAAGATTTCTAGCCCTTGTATAATCCCTGACCATATTATTGCTGGCTTCGCTCAGAGCTTTATCTAATATATTATCGTCAATGTCTCCACTTATAGTATCATCCAGCTCTTTGAAAGTTCTGGCTTTGTTTATGGCTTGTGTAACCTCTTTACTAAATATATTATTGTAAGTATCTTCTACTTCTTTTTTGTCTTGTTCTATTTTAGTTTTTAGCTTAGTTATATTGTTCAGATACTCACTAAATCTATCATCAAAGGCTTTCTTTGTATTGGCTATATTTACCAAGTCCCTAATATCAGAAGCCAGCTTCTTGTAGTCTATATTAGAGGTATTCTCCAAGTCTTTACTGAACTGGTCTACACTATCTAGTATAGCCTTAATGTTTCTATCATTCTTATTAGAGCTCAATAAGACCTCTAGTCCATTACTATCCAAGTTAAGTATTTCTTCTATGGTCTTAAGATTGTCATCTTGAACTATGTTCAGCCCTGGTTTAGCAATTCTGAATTGCTCTCTAACTTCATTGGATAGTTGTTCAAATCTACCTTTAAATAGTTGAGATTTTGCTCCTAACCATATTAACTCATCTAATTCATCCTGATTTGGTGTAGTGGTTCCAGCACCTTGCAATCCTGTCAATATCTTATCTAGAGTACCAGTGTAGGATTCAATTCCTTTAAACCACTTGTCCTTAGAATCTTTCAAGTTCTTAATGATTTCTTCTTTTGGAAGAGCATTACCATTCACAGAATAAGGCCCATTACCATACTCATCTGTAGTGTTTTCTATGATTGACTGAATATCTTCATCTGTAAGGTTACTAGTAGCTTGATCTATATATTCTTTTAAATCATTTAATTTCCCTGCTTTGTACCATGTACCTATATCAGATATTAGTTGGGAATCTTCACTATTTTTATATTCAAAAGGATTATTAGTGGACAGGGCATTGTCCATTTCTTTCTGATAATAATTATGTCTTATAAGACCTTGATAATAATTTAGGAAATCGGGACTTTGTATCCTATTATTTAATCTATCAACAAGTTCCTTCTCTGCTTTTCTATTCTTTCTATATTCTCTAATATCTCCTATCACACCTCCTTGTATTGTTACGGGAGATCTCCACTTGTCTTCGTGTTTAGGAGTTCTAAACATAGGCATGCCTATACCTGCAGTCAAGGCTCCTATAGCAAATTCTTCCCAAGAATTGGGATCTCCTACTACCTCCGAAATACCCATTGAAATAGCTTTAGACCAATCTAGTACTTCATTAGAAGATTCGGGGTCCATTTTTGCTTTATAATAGTTATCTATATCAGACGAATATTTAATACTAGGAATAGTAGCAGCTACCTTTTGTTCCACCTCTTCAAGACCTTCTGTTATAGGACCTAATACGGGTCTTACAGAATAAGACTGGGGTACATACTTCCCGTTGATCCTACCAATATTATAAGCTCTAGAAGCTGTGTTAGCTCCCCTAGCATATAATTTTCCCCACATACCGAAGTTTTGTGGTAATAATATTGCTACATTAAGACCAAAGGTTATATTACCTACCTTTTCCTTATATTTCTCTAATTCAATCAGGGATTCTTTAAAGTTATTATTTATATCTGATACAACTTGATTGTATCTTTCTATATCATGACCATAAAGCCTTTCAGCTTCTGCTAATTGAGCATCATTGAGATTCTTTAATGTAGCATAATTTTCATCATAAAAATCATTCATACTATGGTATCCCTCAATCTTACCCTCATTGATAGCAGATATAGCAGATCCTGTTATAGCTTTAATTAAGGCCGTACTCCCTTTTAGAGCTCCTGCTACTAAACTACCTGTAGCAAATGCTCCTACGGTAAATCCTAAGTTTTTAATAAAGCTATTACCCCACCAATTAGCAGTTCCTAGGTTTTTATACCATTCACCATTCTCCCTATTTTCTCTTTCCCTATTGGTTTCAAAATTAGGTAAGGATTCCTCACTCCAAGCTTCTACCTGGCTCATTGCTTCCCTAAATGGATTGTCAATGAATGCACTAAGTTTCTGCTGAGCTATCATATTAGCAGCACCAACTACAGTACCTACAGTACCGTCAAGAAACGTTGTACCTGCCAATACAGCTCCCTTACCAACACCATTCAATACTTGTTTAACACCAGACTGGAGTTCTCCCCTAGTATTATTAATATCTCTTAGTTGAGTTAGAGATGTTATCTTTTCATCTACATTGTATTTACCTACTTCAGGAGTTCCTACATACGTTCTAGGTGCAGAAGGGCCTTCTCTAAATTGTTCTGCAACATATTCTTCTGTTGTTTGGGGCCTAAAAACATTAGGATATACTTCTGTAGACATGCCTAATGCTCTGGTAAGATCAGATACTTCTGGGCTATTCCTATAATCTGCATAGCCCATTCTTTTTATTTCCTCTTCAATCCCTTCTTGTCTGTTAAGGCCTTTTAAAGCCTTTAAACCCTCTTTGAAATTATCTGCCATATATTAATCTCCCGTAATACTTTGTTTTCTAGTAAAGCTTCTAGACTTGTTAATCAGGTCATTTAACATATAACCTATATATTGTTTAACTAAAGGACTTTCAAAATCATCTGAATTTATGAGATCATCTATAATATCCATATTTAACTGATAAGCATTTACTATGTTATCTCCTGTTCGTAATGTTTCATTAGTTAGAATCTCTGGATCTAACCAGAAACGTTTTAAACCCTCCTTTTCGTTACTACCAGTCATCCTAAATCCTACCCCAGGAAGATAAGAATAAGTGGTGTTGTTATTAATAAAAGGTATGACATCCTTCACGTCAATATAATCATCAGATGGTATAAGATCTTCATCTAGTTCTTTTATATAAGATTTGTTGTCATCTCCAGAACTTGAGACAAATAGAGCATCCATTATGTACTTGTTTAGTAAAGCATTGTCTGCCATATTTAAAATATACTCAGTATCTCTCACTCCTGATCTTTTAATGTCCTTCTCTAATGCTTTTCTCAAATCGTCTATATTAAAACTGCCTTCAATATTACCTGTTTTAGGATCACGTGTTAGGGAGTTTTTAATACCATATTTATCTAATAACCTTTTTACTTTATCATATCTAGGATATGATTCTTGACTTAAAAACCCTCCACTAATTGTAGGAGCCTTTACGCTATAATCAGGCTGTGTAATATCAATAATTCCCTTGTCTATACCATTTATAAAGTCTAAGTCATCTCTTAACTCTCTTGAACTCTTTATATTGGTCCTTGAAACTTCTCTCCAGGGAACTCCCGTATAATTAGGACTGCCTATCCTCCCTCCTGAAGTATTAGGGTTATAGTTATAATCTCGTAAGAACTGTTTATTAGAATCATAACCTATTCCAGAGGCTATACCTGTTTTTATATAATCCAGGGCTCTCAGTTGATCTGCTGGATTGAGATTACTTATATCAGAGGTACTTATTATCTGATTAACCAAGTTGTCTAAATAGTCGTTTTTACCCCCTTTTAGCCAGTTATTTACGGTGGTATCATCTAGTCCTTGTTTCTTCATATAGGTTAAATAACCATCTGGACCCCCAATAAGCTCCTCGCCTATTGTTTGTTCTGCAGCAGCCTTACCTGCTCTAAGAGCTTGCTCATATAAATTATTACCACTTACAGAATTATAGGACAAATTAGGATTGTTTATATAATCCTCTAATGTAGCTACAGCAGCATCACGACTAAACATCAGACTTGGGTCCTTAAGTCTAGCTTCCCTTTGTGTTTTAGTATCATTTGCTCTACTTGTATAAGCACTTTCTATAGGGGTAATAATTCGCCCATAATCTCTTTTAAGCTTATTTAAAGCCCTTCTAGTATTATTTAAGTTTTCCCCCCTAGCTAGACTACCTGCTAGTGATTCTAACTCATCAGAATAGCCCTTAAATACCTTATAAGCCCTCTCATCTCTTATAGGGTCTATTATATTGTCCCATATACTAGTTTTAGTGTTTAAGTCCCCTAAAGACTCTTCTTGTCTATTGTATTCCTGATTGTATATTTGGTAGGGCTTCAATATCTCGTCAAAAGAGAATGGGGTAAATCTTGCTGTAGTAACTGTGTAATTTGTAGCCATAATTATTTCCTCCTATTTTTAAGTTTACCACCTCTTCTAAAAGATTTTATTGCCCCGCTATCAATAAGGTCTTGTAGCCAATTATATTGCATATTTTCCCTGCCCAAATCACTTAAATTTTGCAGGAAATTATTAGTATTGGCACTTTTATTAGCAGAAACAGTCCTGTCAATTCCTTCCTGCATCTGAGCTTGAGCAAGGGCTGCATTAAGTCTTATTTGATCAGCTTGTTGATTAGCCAAAGAAGCTCTCATTGCTCCTTCACTATTTAATTGATGAGTTCCCCTGTTAAAGGTTTCAACCCTTTCTTTCTGAGCCCTATTGTATTCTTCTGCTTGTCTAGCTAGATTACCAGCTTGTAATTGAGCATTATTATCAGCAGCCAATAGTGCAGCCATTGCTGTGGCTCTATTTCCTCCAGATTGGTTAGTTATTGCTCTCCTAGTGGCAGCAGCTTGAGATCTTAATTGGTTCATATAGTAATTTCTGTCTAAAGGATTGTAAGTAAGATAATTATTTACTGGAGTATAAGATACGTTCCTAATCCTTGAGGCTGCATTTCCAATCATATTGGGATTAGAATAATCAGCTTTGTTAGTTATCCCTAGGGTATCAGTCAATACATTAATTGCACTTCCCATAATAGGAGCATACCTACCTATTGTGCTCCTTCTTAGGGACTTAGAATCTTCATCCATCCAATCATCAATTTCCTGTTGAGATAAACCCCTTTCACTTGGTGTAGGAATTGAGTATTTAGGATCTATTGTAGTAAGTCCATGTAGGTTACTAAGGTCTGGATTAATGTTAGGGTTGAGATTGATACTAGAATTTTTGAGTCTTGCCAATGGCTCCTCCCTGATAAGTTCCATTTCAGCAGGTTCTGCACCTGTATAAGGAACCCTATATCGAAAACCGTCTTCACCTGTAAAGATAAATGAGGTATCTTCTCCGTCATACAAGTGACCCCCCTTACTATATTTATTAGAGGACTTTCTTATTTTATTCAATTCTTTATAAGCTTCTTGAGCTTTTTGTAGTCTATTCATATTGTCTCTTAAACCATTTGCACTTATAGGATCATTAGTCCTTTCTTCCGATTCTTTGCTTAACTTTTCAGCAATATAAGCAAAGGAATAATTGGAATACTTCGTGGGTAATCCTGCTTCTTGTAATACTTTTTTAGTAGGGAAGAGTCTATTACTGTAGACATAATTATTATAAATCACTTCACCCTGTTCAACCAGATTAGGTTCACCGTCTGGGGCAATACCCATTGGAACTCCACTAAGAGGATTGGTTTCGTGTAAACCTCCTTCATTAATAGTTTTAATCCCATTAGTAAAATTAGCTCCGTGTGTATTCATTTCCCCTCCATTTTTATATAAATTGGGCATGCCAATATCCGCAACTGTATCATGTTCATCTATTAAATATAAATCTCCCCCATATTTTCGAGCTTTCCTAGATAACCCTTTAGTATATTTATTACTATGACCTCTACTAATATATAAACTATTTCTGTCTAAAAGATCTAAAGGTATCTCCTCTACAAAATCAGCAACTTTTTCTCCTATAGGACCTGTTTTTAGAAAATGTTGATAGGGATTACTAGAAAGTCTGTTAGTTGCTTTTGGGGAAGTTCCTAATTTGATTAACTGATTCTTATAATTTGGTAGAACATGTTGGGAGACAAATTCCCTAATATCTTCACCTGAATTAATCTCCCTCCATAACATTTTTGTTTTTAAATTATAGTTTCCTTTGAAATTTTTATTTCTTAAATCCTTGGCTGCCTTACTGTTAAATTTACCTATTGCTCTCTTAATTTCATTAAGCTCACTAAAAGGCATGATCTCTTTTAATATATGCCTACCTAACATTTCATTGTAAATCTTGTTTTTTATATTATCATCACGCCTAAATTTTGGAAGATACTTTGCAACATCTTCAGGTAAGGTACTTCGGAAGTCTTCTATCCGATCCTTTATATCTTTATAATAATCAACTGAATATTTAAACAGGTTATCATATCTATCCAATAAAGGTTTTTGTATAGCCCTGAAATCTTTACTAGGCGAATGACCATATTTTACTAAATATGGAAGTGCATAAGTTGTATAAAAATCATTTTCATGAGGCCTAAAGTCATTTTTTAATAACCATTCTCCTACATCATCACCTGAAAAATCTGTGTTAAATCTTATTTTTGCTATTCTACCCCTATCTTTAAAGCCACTTTGATCTGGTCTAGCATAACCAAGGGCTGTTCCATAACTGTTAGACGTGTATAAGACTCCTTCATTCATTTGCTTGGGGTTAAATGAGGCTCTTCCGTGTCCAGTATAGGGAGCAGTAGTGGTTACTATGTGTTCAAATATATTTTGTTCTGTAGGTTCTACTCCTTTTTTACTTAGAGCTCGTGTTACTTTGTCTAAATTATTACCACGAGGCATAACAACTCCCCTGACGACAGTATTATGTTGGTTTAGTATATTTTGAATGGCTTCCCTAGATGCTTTCCAGTCTTTTGACAAACTCAAAGGTATTGGGTCATACCCATATCTTTTTCCCCATGTAGTGTTGAAAGTTTTTAATATTTTCCTAATATCTGCTTCACTTGTATTACTATTAAGCCTCCAATTCATGGTACCTTTATTAAGTAGTGCTAGGGGCATATTCAAAGCTCTATTAAAAGCCGTTTTCGCTGGACTAGATACTGTTTCTATAATATTAGGGGTGATTGCTGTATTAGGGCTATTAACAATCTCAAAAGCATTCAAAAGCTTTCTGTTATTCACTAACCTAGTAATTCCTTTCTTGGCTAGACTTCCTAGACCTAATCCCATTAATTCATATTCTGGCGATACAGATTCTATAGGACCGTCAAGGTAATGACCAGGAATAGGTGTACCGCTTGGAATACCAAGCAGCTTCCTTATTTCATTTTCTTTTATTTCCCTATCAGTGTATTTAGGACCAGGTATTGTAGGATTCACATAAGTGTTATCTACAGGGGCCACATAACTAAATTTATTGTCTTGCCTCCCACCTTCTTCAAAAGTGTGTCCTTTGGGATAATATTTTTTATATTCTTCTGTAAACCTTTTGGCATCTATTTCATTATCAAAATTTACAGTATCCCCATTTAATATAGCATTGTCTAAACTATCCCATTTCTTATGTCCGTATTTAGGATCAGTATAGTCATGTAATATCCCATTTATGCTCTGTACTTCGGGATAAACTATATATTTTCCATCATCGGTGGCATAGCTTAGTTTATGAGTTGCTATATTAGTAGGATTTTCCCAATCTTGTATATAAGACCTATTCGGGTCCAGTAGTCTTTTTACAAAATTTGCATTGCTCCTGTTATTAATGCTCTGTATTAAGGTCTCTAAATTTCCACCGTCATCATGCCATTTACTAGCATTCCTAGCAAAATTAGCCTTCTTAATCATGGCAGAACTGTACTTGTCTTTATTTGCCAATACTTGTCTTGCAAATTCCTGTACTCCCTTCCCGTGTTTTTTAGCTGCTGCGGTGAATGTTCCTCTTTTTGAGGGTTTTATATAGATTTTACCGCCCTTGGCCATGTAGTTACTCAGTAATCCTTGTAACTGACTATTTTCAATATTTTCTGCACCTGTGGCAAAAGCATTTTGAGCAGCTAAATTGGCTGCTTCACGTTTTTTATTTAAATCCGCTGTTAAGTTCTTTGCCTTATTTGAAAACCAACCATCTGTACCTACCTCACTCTGATCTATGGTTCCTAGAGGAGTTGTAGAAGCTTGCTGGGCTAATAGATTATCAAAACTACTTTGATCCACTGATAGGTTTCTCATATTCATATTGGTATTCTGAATATTCTGGACATTCTCTTCATTGATATTACTACCAAAAGCAGCATTTACTAAATTGCCCAAAGTCTCAATACCTGCACCTACAATACCCCCTATCCCAGGAATATTTGATGCTAAGGATCCTATAGTATTCATTGCATTACCCACTCCAGTACTGTTGCCCCCTGTAAGAGCTTGACTAGCCCCAGTAGCCAAGGATCCTACACTGTTTAGCAAGTTTGCTCCCTTATCACTGAGATTCCCTGATAATTTGTCACTTATTTTATTCAAGTTATCGCCAAAAGCATATAGATGTAATGGTTTATGTGATGTTCTTTTAGTTCTCTTGTTTTGCATAATGCTTATTTTAAAACGCAAAAATATATAAAACAATTATTGCAGACAATGCTTTTTATAAAAAATTAATGCTAGGTAAAACAATTATTTACCTAGCATTACTACTACTCAAAATAATGTACAATCAAGTCATGTATTATGGTTTTGATACCTGAGCTTGGCATAGTTTTGGCTAATTTAATATTTAGCCAAGGATTTCTAAATCTATCTCTGTTGTTCTTAGAATCTCTTGGTATTGTTATTCTCCAAGTTCTAAACTTCTTTTTTAAATTGGAAGATCCTATACTACCCAACTTCAGTTCAACACTACTTGATTGGTATTCATTATACACATCTAGTCTATCGAAGGCGGGGTGATCATACCAATATTCTCCCACTTCGTAGAAACTATCAGCTTTAAGCTCTACAATATTAAATATTTTATCTGTTGAAGGATTAGGATTTACAATCAACTGTATATAAAAAGGTTGTAGTGTATTATAGAAGTCATTATAAGGCCCTTCATGCTGTTTCCATATTTTATATGCTCCTTCATAGTCTCCTGTAGTTGTATTATTAGAAGGTCTGATAGCCAAGGTGCTATCTTTAACAGATAGTATGTATGGGGTTTTTTCATAACTATAAAAAGATACAAACTCACCTACGAGTTCATTATAGGCCAGGCATTCTTTATCGGTTATGAATAAAACATCCCCTGTTGTATTATCATAATAAGTCACCATATTTTCAAATGTTACTGGATCCCATGTAACTCCTTCTACAGAATTATTTTTTACCCAAGAATGAAATCCTTTTGAATCACTAAGATTTGTTAATGAATTATTGAAAAGGTAAATACTCTTAGATATATCATCTGTAAAATATAACCCATTAGGAGACTGACATATAGACCATTTATTCTGACAGCCAATAAAATTACTTATATACCTAACACCTTCTACTTTACCACTACTACCAAGCTCCACTGGAACTCCTTCGGTAGTTGATAATTGTGTTCTCATATTATACAGTATTTCAGATATACTTTTATCCTGAAATGCTATTAAAGAGTTATTTATAGTTTTAATAGCATTAATAACCCCCGATCTTCCATCCAAGTCATAAGTATTAAGCATACTAATATTTGTCCAGGGGTCTATATCCTGCCCATTAGATTTCTGAGAAGACCAAGTTATAGTGTTTAAAAATTGAGAAGATTCATAGGTATCATAGTCTAAAGCTCTGTAGGTAAAAAAGTTGTCAGACTGACTATATACAGTATTTAATTGATTAAATACACTAGGATTTATATTAGTATTGTTCTTTAATCCTCTATTTCTATCATATCTGCCATCTATATTCACTCTGGTCTCACACATAAAAGATACTATATCCACTATATTGTTCTTATATCCCTCCCCAAATGGATAAGTTTTAAGGTGGTCATATCTCTGATAGTATGTGTCTCCACCTTTCCAGGTTAAAGAGCCTATAGCATCTAAATCAATCTCATCCCCACATATTAACCATTCGTTTTGTTGGATGGCGTACTCACTATCTCCTCCAAATCTGTTAGTAATATCGTCTCTGTATAGTTCTCCCAACCATAAAAATCCATAATTCAATCCATTATTCTTGTCGGGAACTAAATTAACTATATCAGTAGTAGTTCCTGTTATCTTACGATCTTTATCCCATAGTAGATGAGTACTTGCGAGATTATCCTTATCAAAGGTAAAAAAAGTACTATTTATATACCAAGTGCTATCTTTGTTACCATTTAATATAGTTGGCAGTGTTATTTGTTTCCCTGATTTAGTATTTTTAAGGGCTAGTACTATGTGTGGAGTGGACTTATAGGATATTCTTATAGGTTGAGCTCCTGAGTAGGTAGTAGATAACCCCAATGATACATTATAATTGCCTCCTAGAAGTTCATATAAGTAGTCATTGTTGTAGTCATAGGCAGCCTTAAGTACACTATCTCCATCTAAATGAAACCCTGGAATGCCAGGAAAATCTTCACTACCAGGGTCTGCGTAAGTGACCCTATTAGAGCGATAACCAGCCTCATTGGTACCTTCATAGAATAGGGGACCAACTATGGTAGTACAGATTGGGTATCTCCCACCATAATTGCTTGTAGACTTATATAACAATTTGTCTACATTACCCTGGTATATAATATCCTCCTCTCCGTCTATCTGATTAGGGATTTTTACAATAGCTAACTCATTTGAATTAAATAAAGCAGCTCCTGTTATGCCCCTCTTATTATCATCACCTTCTTTATAAGCATAGTACACATCTTTTAAGTCTAGATACTGAGTAGTCCAGGAGTACCTCAAATTTGACATTGTTTTGCTTAACAAAAGAGATGATGCCCCAGAATCTGTCCTATCTGAATTGTTTAAGCAACCTTCCCTATGCCAAGGGTACACTACAAATGCTGTGTCCCTATGGTAATTGTTTGCTTTTTCCTTAAATCTTGCATCATAATTATATAATTCATCATGCCAGAAAGGATAGGAGCATAAGCATCTGCCCCCTCTATGAGCTACATTTAGAACCTCTACATTATTAAAAGTTTTTACAAATCCAGGTGCAATATTACCTGAGTAAGTAGGCTCTGATTCTGAATTTTCAGCTGCTTTATCTACATAGGCAGATGGACTGTTAGCCTGTATATCTATATCCGAGGTATAGGCTGTTAATGGTACAGCTCCTACAATTCTTAACTTAACTCCATTTAGTTGCTTACTTATATTATCATTAAACTCTATATCAGGAGAATGTAATGTAAGAACACTTTGGTCCACGAAATACTCATCACTATGAGTGTCTATAAGTGAATCATCTTGACTCTGATTGTTTCCATTTCCTCCTGTTGGCCAAGTTAAAGCCTGAAATGAACATTGTATTTCGCAAGCCTTCTGATAACAATCAGGTAGCCCTATTAAATGTGTATTATTTAACCATGCCCCTTTTTCAACTATGGTTCTGTAAGGAATCCTATTGAAGGCATAATTGCCATACCAGGATCCTTCCTTATCTGTAGTGTAGGTCTGGTCTCCTTGCGGTTTAATAGTGGATCTAGAGCTACTACTTAATATGTCTCTTTTTGTAAGGTACTCAGAAGAGGAGGAATAGTCAATAAAAGTAAGATCATCTCCGTTATAATAGGTGTATTCCAAAGTAACATTTAGTTTCGGGTGATGTGTTTTTATTACTGTGTTATTATTACTGTTAAGAGTTCTGGCTTCATCATAAGGTTTTTGTGGCCTTACAAACCATGATGAGACACTATATGTATCTCCGTCACACCTATCTTTTAAGTTGAACAATGTAGGACATAATATTCCCTGACAAACACATTCCCTTTCTTCTTCTTTAGGATATACAATAACAGGCCTTGCTGAAACGAATCCCTCCTTATGTAATCTTTCCACAACAAGAGATAGTACCTTGTCATCATTATCTATTAAATTAGCTATTACAGGGAAATACTTGGCTCCATTGGGATTATTTACATTAGGAACACCTACACTTACTGTATTTCTCTTATCTCTAATAAAAATGGGTTCGCTCCACTTACCTGACTTATGTTTGAACTGCAGCCCAAATCTATACCATTCAAGATACTTAAATGTTTTAATCTTATCAGAAGAATACTGCAAATTATTATCGTAAGAATAGGTGGTATTTGTAGGGTCTGAAATGGGTACTCCAAATTCTCCTATATTAGTAAATTCTATATCCAAATTTCTGATTTCAGATCTTATAGAGTCGTCAATAGTGTGTTGATTTAATTTTAAATTTCCTAAAAACAGGGTATTATCTTTTATCCCAATAGCGGAGGCTACTATGTCTTCTCCTCCTAAATACAGTAACTTAGTATAATCTATATCTTCCCCATATAGATTAGTATCTGTATATGATAATTCCTCCTGATCTTCTACTTTCAAGTCGCTAACAATTTTACATATAGGAGTTCCATTTAGAGATGTTCTCACAATAGAATATATCCTAATGTACTCAAGTATATGCTCCTTGTCTACTATTATTGTTAGCCTAAATGAATTGGATGTGTTTTCTTCGGGGCTTCCTCCTCTATTATCTATATATGTATAGTATAATGGGGATATAGACAGAGGTGCTGACTCCTTACCATTTTTATTATAGGTGGTTATTAAGTACTGAACCACTCCAGAAGGAAAATATCCCCCATTTGGAATATTTTCAATAGACAATTCAGTAGTAGTAGTAGTAGTAACAGTAAAATCAAAGGAATTATCATTCCATTTTTCAATAGTTTTACTATCTGCAGCTATATTTATATATCTGGGTTGATTAATGCCATCCACCCAATATATTTTCTTAATGTATTCATTCTCATAATAAGGAATAGTCTCTAATGGATGACTGGTGCTAAAATTCAAATTTCCTTCATATAGGATTTTAGAACTAAAATTATCATTATTATTAGATAATACATAGATGTAATCCTTTTCTTCTAAATCTATATCAGATACTTCTAGTTCCAAAGGATCTATAAGTACACTAGACTTTAAAGGATCTATAACATCAGGCATGTAGTAATCTGACTTCCCAACATGAGTAAACAATACCAGCTCATTATTAAGTACTGCCTGTCCTATTGGGACCCCTGCTATAAATTCACTTGTATTGTTTATATTTAAAGGTATATTACCTTTTTCATTAACAAGACTAGCTAATGTATTGTCTTCTAAGGGTGTAATCCTTAAGTTTTTGTTTTCATAAGAATATTCAGAACTAAAAGCTGATACACTTAAGTCCCTGTTCATACCCTTTATTTTAAACTGTATATTCTTATTCTGCATAATAACCTACTTTATCTTAAGTATTTCTCTAGTACCTAAAGTTTTAAAGCCATTATCATGTTCTTTTGTTCTAGGTATAAGAGTATTCCACATATTAGTTATAGACTCCATTTGGTCTATAGTAGGTTTAACTAGTTCACTTTGACATTGTTTTACAGCAAACCCATATTCCTGTTGGGTATTTTGTAGTACTGCTGGGGTTATCTTACCTGTGTCAAATAATACAGTAAACCATTCTTTTTTTATATATAGTTCTAAAGCCCTTATAAAAGACTCATTATTGAATAATAACGGGTAATTATCCTTGTCTAGGGGTAAAGCTTGATAAGCTATCTCTAAAGTACCCTCTCTTACAGTAGTATGTATGATATTACCCCTTATTTTATAAGTGTTGTCTATAAAAGTCCTTTCTTGATAAGTTTCATCCCTATTATCTTGAAACGAGTCAGTTGAATACCTGAAAGCTTTACTTTTACCATTGTAAAAATTATTGTCGATTAGCCTAACTTGAACTACTTTAGTGCAATCACAAGGTAACATTCCCCTATAGTTGTTAATTGTTACAGTAGCTACCTTATCCTCAAATAAGACTGGACATCCTACTATTCTTATAAACCGTATTGCATAGTTTACAGCTCTTTCAAGGGATAAGTCTTGAAGTAAAGGATGTGCTAAAATATTATCTAATACCTGTTTAATACTAATATAATTCATACTCTTAATACTGTGAAATCATAAAACCGTCTAGCCTATTATTTTTAGCTTCCATAACTAAAGTTCTTGCTAATTCTCTATTCAAAGAAAATTCATAGAAAGCCTTGTTGTTAAAAACTGCTTTACTTTTATTATATATTATCTTGAATGCTGTTTTAGCTGTTGCTTGAACCAAAGTCTTTTTTTCAAAGGATTCCTTATCTTCAAACCATAACTCGAGGGTAGCATTCCAATTAATTGGTAAATTGTTCTTAATCTTCCCATCTTCCATTCTAAAGGTGATCTTCTTCTTTCTTAATTCTATTCTTCCCAGCCTATATGGAAATTCTATGTCCTTCCCTTCTAAAAGTCTTTTACCCAATAAAGTGTTTATCTTTCTAATAATGGAAAAATATTGACTTTCTGTAAGAACATAACTATGACCCTCTGGCTTATTTTTTCTATAGAACTTATAATAGTCATAAACTCCATAGGAATTTCTTATTTTATGAGTTCTAGGCCCATCTAATTTCCTTATATGAGCCTTAAACTCCTCTAAGGTATTATATTCCATTACTTGTTACTATTAGATATGTTTACACCAGATAAGTCGTCAGAAGCATTATTAATCTTATCTTCTGGATTATAAATAGTTTGTCCAAGATCCTTAATCACAAGTTCTAATAAAGGAGTTATCAAAGCTGTTTCCATAGGGAAGTCTTTATCAAACAAATCACAAGCTGATACCCCCTCACATTCTAGATTAGAGGCTTCTTCCACATCTTGAAATATAGCTGTTAGTCTCAATTTCTTTAAATAGAGAAACTGAGGATTTGCTGATTTCAGGTATAAGTAGTTATCAGGACCGATAGTACAATATACTATATTCTTTAAGTACTTATTATATCCCACATATCTCATTCTATCTCTACTTATTAAAGAAAACTCACCATTAAAATAGTCTATAGTATAGACTCTAGGACTTCCAACCTTAATAATAAAGGGCACCTTCTCTTTACTCCTAAGATAGTATTCGCACTCACATGGTTCTCCAGACATAGCTGGTACTTCAATTAAATTAAGACAGACAGTTTGATAATTACTCTCAGATACTGGTTTTCTAAGATCTGAGTACCTTTGTTTTAGTAAAAAACCTCTATATTTTGTAAGCAAAAATAATATATGTTCTTCATTAAAAATACTATCATCACTTACCAATTTCAGCTTGTCTATACAGAAATAAATTAAATCTCTATAAGTACTCATAATTATAATTTACGTATATAATGCCGTATTAGCATAATTAATAAGAAAAAAAAATTAATCCTTGCAAATATAACTGATATTAGTCATATTGGCAAGGACTTTAAAACTTTGTTTAGGAAAGAGAAGTAAAAATCTTAACTAGAGGTCTCCAATAAATATCTACTATCTGTAGAGTCAACTATTGGAGTATTAGTGCATAGGCAGTCTAGCAAATCCTTTATTAATTGGTTATAGACTTCTAGTAATAACTCACCACAACAGCCATTAATTATATCATCTATAAAAGTCAGGTAAACAATATTATAAACATCCCTATAATTCAAATACCCTGTACTGCCAATATAATTAAAATACTTGTATAGGGAACATTCTACAATACTTGATATATTTTGGTCAAAGGTATTCATTTTGCTTATTCTTTTTAAGTGAATAACTTTTTAACTTCTTCCATATAGAAGCTGCTGTGTCTAAATGGTTATTCTTAATCGCAAACTTAAATAATTTATAATTCAGAATAATATCTATTAAGCTTCTTGGTATATCACAACTAGTTAAAATACATTTGGAACGTTTCAACACAGCCTCTCCTATAGGATATTCCCAGTAAACAGTGCCAATATCATCTACTGTTTTATCTTCCCCAACCATCACATATATAAACAAAAGATCCTCTTTTAAACCTGGTAGTTCATCTGATGTGAGCTTTTTTGTTATCTCTCTTTGTCCAGTACCTTCATATAATATATATGCTTTATCACTAGGTCCTCCTGAAGAAAAGTTGTCCTGAGTATCAATCTTTACACTAGTTATCAGTTCACTTTTAGTTTCTGGCACAACAATAGTAAGATCTAAATAAGAGGCATCTTGTGCCAAATAAAAGTAGTAAAAATAAGAATCATTTTTTGGATCCATAGCCTTTGTATTAAAAGTATATAGAGAACTATAAAAAAAGGAGGTGTTACCCTCCTTCTTATTTATAATGTAGGCAAGGTATCTGCTTCGTCTACATAACCTGAAACAATAGTGTTAATTTGATTAACTATTTTATTAGTGTCTTCATTTTCCTTGGAACCAGGGGTTTTTGGGAAAACAAGAACAATATCCTTTTCAGATTTTTGAGCTCCTTCATTACTTCCTACATAGTAATAATGTATATTAATAGCATTGTACTGTTTGCTAGGATCTACCAAATATTGGGTCTCTATACTATTAGGCCACCCCATATTCCTATAAATATCTCCCCTAGCTCCCATACAGAAGTATTCTAGATCAGCAATCTTACTTCCATTATATACCACTTTTTCACTAGTAGTGGTTTCTACAGTACCCCAAATTCTTTCATCACCATCTGCCAGTACAGTATCTGGAAATACTTCAAAATATACGGGAACCTTTTCAAAAACACCTAGCTTCCAGGGTTGTTCCACTTCTTCAATGTAAATACCAGTAGATGTACCATTTGCTAAAGCAGTTGGGCCTGCAGCAGTTACTTTAGAAGATTCAGTACCACTAATTTCAACTAATGTTGAGGCTATAGGATCTGAACTTATAAGTTTTTTCAAGTCTTTAATTGTGTCACCAGTACTTGTAACAAGGGTAGCTTTGATAGTAATATTACCGTTACTCTTAGTAACCTCTAGACTTTCAGAGCTATCAGTGGCAGTTTGTAAGCTAATCTTATTACCATCAGTACCAGCCTTCAAAGCTGTAACAGTTGCACCACCAATAGTTGCAGTAGCCTTGTTCCCAGTTACTCCGAAATCTAGCAACTTGACCACTTCCCTTGAGAAGTTTTTATTCAAGGATTCAACCATTTTGTTATAAAAATCAGCCGCAGTCATACCAGAATAAGCATGTACTGCGCCAAATTTATATTGAATATCTTCATCAGAGTTACCTATATATTGCCTAATAGCTATTTTTAGGATATAATCCTGACCTGGGATAAGAGTACCTTCAGCTACAGTAGGATCTAGTTTAACTGTCACAGCTTTTAGTTTATGTGACATGTCTTCCCCGTCTGTAACTTTGTAAGTTTTAATGTGTTTAGGATTAACCAAATCACTTCTAATCTTACCAGCGGGACTCATATATTCAAAATACAAGTACCCATCTTTATCAGATTTTACTGCTATAGAACCAGCAGCATCATTAACTAACACCCCTTTATCCTTTACTGTTTTTGCTACATAAAGTTGTGTTACTTGATTTACACTAAATACCATAATAATTAGTTTTAATTTAACAATGCCCGTAGGCTTTATTGGTTTATTGGATGTACAGCTGAGGCGGCTATAGCCAAATCCACAGCTCTTTTAAGTATAGTTCTGTGTAATGCAGGGTTTAGTTTGCATTCCATTTCAGAATTCATTCCATTTATACTTTGACCTTCAGGTAGGTCTGTTAGTATAATTGGACTTGGTTTGGCAAGATACCTTACTATATAGTTTTTAAGCTTGTATCTTGATACAATTTCAACAGAATTGTCTTTTACATCTAATCTTATAACCTTTCTTGCATTTGGACTTCTATAAGGATTGTTTATAACTCTAGCATATTCATCTTGTGAAATTGGGATTACAGGTACTTTTTTATCCTTAAGTCCACAACCCAAGTTTTCATCATTTAGGGTGACAGCTTCATAGGTTATAAACCATGTATCATTAGGTAGTACAAAATGCCAGGAAGAGTTTGAAACACAACCACTGCACCAGGTAGAACTTCTGGGGCTTAGACTACAAGTTTTAACTAATTCCCCTAGGTATCTTCTAGTCTCTTCATTTTTTTCAAAAAAACTGCCAGAAGCATCTCTACCACTATATAAAGACAAAACAATGTCTTCTTCAGCTTTTGTTAAGAATACAGATTTTTCATACTCATCAAGCCCAGGGGCTGCATTACTAGCTATATTGTTATAGTATATGTCAAACTCGCTACTAAATTCCCAGTTATTCATAAACAGTTATTTTAATTTAGCCTGCAACGAGAACAGTATATCCTGATGTTTTGGTGAATTAAGATATTTAGCAGCTATGTTAAGTGTGGGTTCTTCATTTAACTCACACAATGGACTGTTATCACTCCTCAAGTATAGATAATTACCTCTATTTGAAATGAGTCCATTCTCGATAGCCTTTTTAATTAAAGCCTTTGTTTCAAGTAAAGGATCAGTAATTACTTTTAGGAATAACTTACTGTCTGCTTGAATTAGTTCATTAGCTTTAGTCTGTAAAAACTCTATTTTAGAGTTTGGATCTGTAGGTCTGCCGTCTATAGTTTCTATAATAGTCCTAAGAATATCCTTATCATCTTCCACCTTACCAAATTCCTTATAGCACCTCATAGTATTACTCATATTGGTTTTTGCTTGCCTAGTCTTACTACCTTCCTCAATTATAACAAATTGATATGTAGCTTTAGGCTTATCTTGTAGAGCTTGTAAGGAAGGAGCTATAAGATTCTTATTGGCTAATAATATTTTATACCTTATATAATCTTCAGGGTTAGATAAGTCAAAATAATTATCTTGTTTTGTCAATCTAACACTAGAGATACCTGCTTCATTACTACTGTCCCAAAAGTTATTAACTTTCTTATACACACTTAAAGCACCATATTCCAGTCCCATAGCTTCTTCAAGAAAATCCTTTTCACTGTCTGTAAGCACATTTACAAACAAACCAGACGATAACTTAGGAACAACAAAGGTTCTAGTAGCATTATCGGCCATTCCTCCATATAGAACATGTTTAGGGTTAGTAATTGTCCCATTTCCCTTTGGAATATGCTGAACAATTATCCTCTCATTTCTTAGACAATTTACTGTCTGATGTGATTTCTCGTCACTGATAGGATCGATATTGGAGGTTTTATTTGGTTTCCTTTGATTATTTGGAACTTCCTTTAATTCTAGGGGTTCATTGATGCCATCAGAATCAAGGCTAAAATTTTGATCATTCTTTAAGTTTTCTTCCATTTTCTTTGCCATAACTTCTCATATTAAAAATTTAGTATATGGGGAGATTATCCCCATATACTTTAAAGAAGGAAAGATTTCCTGAATTATCCCTGCAAAATAGCTGGGATTATAGACATTGTTCTAGTTGGGTCTAGAACACAGATACCTAGTGTGGCCATTTTATGGAAGATAGCAGAATCTTCATCAAATGACATATTAGGATTACCGAATTGTCCAGTCCAAGGATTTCTTAATCCCCATTGGTAACTTCTTACTTCAGGCTGTCCTTTTATCTGACATTTAAATATATTTGGCTGATCCATAGTGCCAATATACATAATGTCATATCTATATGACATAGCAGGACCTCCCATCGGGTGCATTATCTTATTTCTTACAGGATCATCGTAGAATGGGTCTACATCAAATTTAACCCTTACACCATTAGGAGCCTTAAATTCTACAAACTGGAATCCTGCACTTAGTGCATTAGGATGCAAGTTTGATTGAGTTTTTTCTACTACCCCTAGGGAACTATTATCAAGAACAAATTGTGTCCAACCAGAAACAGTCTGCAAAATAGCTTTATGGGCTTGAATTGCACCTCTTTCTCCAGTTTTAATAACAAAGTATCTATCCCCGAAATCTAGTTTAGCTGCTGATAGCTCATATAGTGCATCTTCGATCAATTTGAGCGAGAAGTTATTATAATAAATAGTATTAGAAACTTCCATTTGCTCAAATAAACCACTACCAGTCTTAATTACATTACCCGATTTACCAATATTCATGTATTCTCCATTGGCATTTCTATTAGAAGTACCGAATGCTAATACATTATTTTTATACTCCCTGAATTGTTCTTCTGCTTGAAAATCTACATAGAACATCCACTTATTGGCAACATCTTTAACATACCCATTCTTGGTCTCTTTAGTAAAAGGAATACCAATAACAAGACTCTTATTAAGCATGTTACCAGGAACTTTATGTTGGATTCTTACAACGGACCACTCGTTTCTCATAGAAACAGGGCTTGTAAATCTAACATCACCAACTTTCAATTATGTTATCTAGTAGGCTCTTTATCCTACTATTCTATAAATTTGCCATCTTTATAGTTCGGAATAAATTTTAACCCTCACTTAGGGTCTGAGTACTCGTGGGATTATTATATTTTAGATAGTCTACATGGTATCTTTTAAGGACACTATAAATAGTGCACTTATCTACTTTATAGGAAGTAGCAATTTCAGTAACTCTTTTACCTTCATTAAAAAGCTTTATTATATCTAGACAATCTTTGTCCTCTAATTTATAATTTCTGCCTTTTCCTATTTTCTCAATACCATAAGCCTTTAGGATTTTTTCAAAGGTTTTATACTGACATTTGTATTTCTTCAGTATATCTTTTAAAGGTAAGGTTCTGTTAATATAATCGTCAATTAATCTTTTTTGATCTTCAACATTATCTATTATTAAAGATCTATTCTTTATATTAGCACCTTTCTTAATCAAGAAATCCTTAATAGCAGGTGCTGAATACCCATATTCTTTGGATATGGATCTAATACTATAACCACTATTATACTTATCAAGGAGTTCTTTAGTTTCTATAGTATTTAAGGATATTTTATTATAATTTATTTTAAAACCAAGCTGTTTTAAAATATTACATATAACATGTCTATCCACCTGGTACAAACTAGCTATTTTAGTAGCACTAAATCCTGATAACCACATTCCTGCAATTTCATCATATTTACTATCTACTACAATATAACCATTATTGTAACGCTTTGAAGGATTATAAGGATAACCTCCTTTTGTCATGTTATATCCATCCCTAAAAGAATTATATTTACTTATCCAGTATATTTCTCTACTGTCCAAGTCTTCTACAGGACATTGTTCTATAGTTTCTACTGTAAAATTGTCTGGTCCAAATTCTTGTATAGCTTTATGAAAATCATAACAATCTTTAGACTTTTTGTGTTGATTCCACCTAAATTCTACACTTCTTCTAGTTTGTCCTATATACACCTTACCGTTAACCTTGTTGGTCACTTTGTAAATAAATCCTGTTGTCATAGTTGTCCTACTAATCTTTATTTTCAAATCCTATTCTCTACAGTACTTAGTATCATTACTACTAAGTTACCTCGGTATTCCCCTAAAATGTTTCTGGAGGGGTTCACCGATTTTACTCATTTTTAATAGTATATTACTATACTATGCCGCAAGTAATCTACGGCTAAGTTCCTTTTCTACGGGAGCAAAATCTACTGAAAATCTCTCACCAGCAAGAAGTCTTTCAGCAGGGCAGCCATCTGTAATGCCACCCATAAGTTCTACTTTATACCAAATTTGTTATCCCAAAGGCTCTTTATCCTTTGGTTCTTACAATTTATCATCTTGTAAGTTCGGAATAAATATTCATCCTTATAAGGATGTGGACACTCGTGGAAGTGTTATATTCTACTTTTATACCCTTTTAATCCTCTACGAATATTAATACCATTATCTTTCAGATATTTAGAAATCTTGTTTTTTCTTATATGGTATTTTTTTTTTGCTAAATCTAGTATAGACCACCCCTTTAAATAAAGACTTTTAAGTTCCTCTTTGTCTATATCTTCTAAGGATTTAGCTTTTCTTGGATTATAGGAGTTTAATATCAAATTAGGATTGTTAAGTCTTTTTATAAGATTATAGACACTACATTTAGTGATTCCAAAATGAGCGGCCACTTCTTTAGCCAAGGGTTTAAATTCCATTATATACTCACTAAACTTTTTAGTATCAACAGTATTTTCTAATCTATGTAAACTAAAATAGTTAGAATCTTGACCTCCTTTTGTAAGATTGTACCCATTATTATAGGAATCATAAAAAGAAATCCAATACCTTTCTCTTTCATCTAGAAGACTTATAGGGCATTCTTCTATAAGGGTAATATGAAAGCTGTCTCTACCGTATTTGCGTATAGCTCTCTTAATATACATATTAACACCTCTATCAGATTTACTATAGCAACAATGACCATTAAATCTTTTGTTTAATGTTTGTGTGGTCTGTCCAACATAAACCTTGTCATTAACATCATTACTAATTAAGTAAATTCTCCCTAATTTGATCATAGTTTCAACTTCTATTCTCTACAATATTTATAATCTTTTAAAATTATAAATTATCTCGGTATTACCCAAATTATTGACCTAAATAATGTGAAGGGTTTCACCGATTTTGCCCATTATTTATTAACATATTACTATGCTAAGCGGCATATATGTTTACCGCATTGGTGCCCTCCATACGAGCATCCCCTAGTATTCTAAAGGGATATACTTGATTGAGGTTGCCTACAATCACCTCTCCATCAGCAAACCAGTCCTCACCAAAGACTAGATAGAATGGAGCTGTTCCAGCCCCTACATTGGGACTATCAGCGGTAACAATGTTACCATTCTCATCTCTGGCTTCCACAAGGGCTACATTTTTTCTTGCAGACCCAATTACATCCCAATAATATTCACTGTCATCGTCAAATTCTTTACATTGTGTTAATCTGCTTAAAGCAACTCTCTATATCTCTATAGAGTTCAGACTATCCCATTATCTATATTGTATAGATAGACATATTATAGTCGTTGAACCTCCTTGTTAATCTACAAGTTTGGCTGCTGATTATCTAATTCTTTCCTTATCTCTAAAAGAAGATTATTTACCTCTTTAGGATATACTATACCTCTAACGATTTTAGAAATATAACCATTTGTTACTCCTGTTTCTTTTTCTATCTCTGTTGTATTCTTATTGTCTACATAATATTTATACAATATTGCTTTTAAGATAGATAAATCCAGTTTCTTTCTTTTTGGTTTTTTATAATTAGAAGAATAACCATAGTATTCTTTAAATGTCTTGGACCATCTTACTCCCCTAACTATTTCTCCTATAAGAGCATCAGATACGTTATATTTTTTAGCTAAGATAGTTTTGGTTTTACAATGTTCCCAATCTTTATAAATTTGCAAAACTTGTTCTTTTGTTAGTTTAGCTCTTGGGCTGTCTTCCTCAATTTTATAAAGGCCATTCTCTTTTGCATGCCTATGATTGTACTCAGCAGTACACCATTCAAGATTGTAAACACTGTTATTATTCTTATTACCGTCAATATGGTTGACCTCTGGTAAATTTCTAGGGTTATCAAGAAATTGTACAGCTACTAATCTGTGAACTTGAAGTGTTACAAATTTTCCAAGTCTTCTATCCATTAGTTTTACCTTACAATATCCTCTACAACTTCTATCAAATTTCAACTCCTTATTAGTTAAAGTTGAAAATATTTTCCCTTCCTTAGTTATAAAATAATCTTCGTACCCTTTAATTTTGTAATATTTATTCATAGTTTTAAGATTAACTGAAATAAATAATTTTCTTCTTTTAGCTAGAAAGACTCTAAAGACCTTCCAGCAATTTAATGTCTTTTCATTAGTGTATCACTACACTACGCTGCTAAAGTACTAACAGGGAATTGGCTTAACAGGGTATCTAAGGTTTTACCCCTATGGAAGGCTAACAACTGAACCATTAGATTACTAGCTTTTTGTGGAGCTAGTTGAAAAATGCCTCCCAAATGATTTTCAAGAGTAAGACCTTTCCAGGACTGTACTCCTACCATTTGAAACTTTTTTAATTTTCCAGCCATAAATATAAATATTTATAAAATATGTTACACATCAAGATCCCATCCTTTACCTATACCTACAAAAGATTCTGGATCATTTGCCCCTAGGTTACCCATATAATTCAGATTACCATCTGCGGAAATACTAGAATTTCTTAGTGTGTGTTCTAGTTCTTTCATACTCTTACTAACCTTTCTTGTCACTTCTTTGTTTATTAGGGAATCAAATGATTTAAAACCATTTGTAAGTGTAAATATCAATCCTAGGTTCTTTAGAAACTCTACTCTATTTTCATTCTGATATTTCTGAATAGCAGTAAACATTTCACCAGTATTAGGATCTTTATAGATGGGTTTACTTATAGAATCAAATATTTTCTTTCTAGTATTTTTGTCGAGGTTCATATCACCGAAAGCATCTTTATCCTCTAAAATAGACTTCCTAAGAGTTTCGGCTTCTTCCTTCATTCTTTTATTAATCTCTTCTTGATCTTTAATAGCCTCTTCCCTTAAAGTATCATATTCTTCTTGAACATATTCTCTTGTACTTTTAAGAGCTTCTTTGGCATCATCAATATCTGAACCACTATTAAAGGATTTTTGTACCTCTCTTTTTGCTCTTTCTTCACTATAACCTCTATTAATGAAATCTGTATAAATGAGTTGTTTTCTTAGCTTCTCTCCTTTATCTGTCTCATCAGTAATATCTTCTATTTTAATAGAGTCTAATTGAGCCATAATATTCTCGTACTTCCTGATTTCAGAAGGCTCCATACCAGCATTCAAGGCAGCATCTATCCTTTGTTGTCTTTCATCAAGTCTTGCCTGTACCTGTTTTTCTATAGTATCAATAAAGTCTTCTGGACCTTTTAAATTACTAATAAGGTCATCTTCTATATCAGGAAGCACCCCCTCCTCCTTTAGAGCCTTGGCAATGGAAGAATAAAGACTTTTGGGAGAAGTGTCCGACTCACTGGAGGAGAGGGACTTCTTGTTATTTTCTTCATTACCTACGCTCTCTGGAGTACCCCTATCATCTGCAGGATCTTCCTCAGTAATTTCATCAGTATTATCTCTATCTTGAAGATCACCCTCGGGTGTTACTTCATCTTGAAATAACTCCCCTATTTCTTCAGAACTTAGAATACTATCCAAACTTAAATCTTCCATAAAATCTCCCTTTTAGTTTTTACTTAATTATTTTACAAAATTAACTCTATAAAGTGATGCTCGCAATGAAATTAATAATATATTATTAATTCTGTAAATAAGTTGCTTATAAGATAATAAAAAAAAAGGGAGTAAAAACTCCCTTTTCAATCAGATGTCTTTAAAATAAGCCCAAAGCTTATTGTTTTCCAAGCAATCGTCATCTTTAAACCAAAAAACTATTGCAGACTCAATTATTTTTTGATCTATATTATCACCAAACCATACCTTAAATAAAGAACAGTAGTCGTGATAATGAGAATTAATTGCAACATAAACATCTGCACAAGTTATATTATCAGGAAGGGCTTTCTTATATTTTTCTTTTACATTTTTGGCCTTTTCCATATTATATTTTTCACCAGAATGTTTCCTGCCATTTTCATAATGGTACATTTCTGATACTATATAATTGGCATAGGAGTCATTAAAATGCTCGTCCCCTCTTTTAATAGACCTAATAAAGTCATTGAAATCTTCCTCACTCATGTTATTAGTCATTCTCTCAAATAACCTATTGTATCTATTATCTCTATCATATTCTAGGGTATTCATAAGGTCTTCAGGATAATTACTATGTTTCCTTTCATAAAGATGTTTAGCTTCAGGGGTAATATAATCCCCCATATATCTATTAAATCTGCCACCTCTATTATTCATATACTCCTTAAATTTACTTATAAGCTCCCTTTTGTTTATACCCTCAGTATCTTTATTTTTAAGATACTCCATAAGCATTATCTCATCCATACTATTATTATTTAGAACTTAAAGCTTCCTTAAAGCCTTCAATATCTTCTATGTCAAATACTAATTCTTTATCTGTTAATGGCACATTAATCTTTATTAAACCATTACCAATCTCCAGGTCTCCTATATAAGGAGCTTTAATAGTGAAGGGTTTTGACTCCATTAGACTTTCTGTCATTTCTGTAAGGATATTTTCTATATCAATATCTCCATTATCATTTGATATACAATCTAAAAAGCTAGTCATCCTATCTATATTCTTATTCATAGCCCTAGTGATTAGGGGTTTAATAAGACTTATTAGGGGGTTATTAGCAGCTAGCTTGTTAAGCTGTCCCATTATATAGCTTTTAGTATTTTCTGTTATTTGAAGAGAGGTCATATTTATTATAAATTAGATTTAACAAATTCTTCATAGGTTACTTCTGGATTTTGTTTACTAAATTCTTTGAACTTTTTGAAAAGTTCCATTTCTTTATTAGTTTCACTAATTATTTTACTTTTTAACTTCCTAACTATTTTTAGTTGTTTACTTAATAACTCCTTTCCTTCTGAAGTACTTTCAATCTTAGCTTTTACTAAGTTAAGTATCTCAGTGTTTACCATCACTTGTATTCTATTATAAGTATCAACGTAATCCTCATCATTAAAAAGTCTCCCCTTTTGTTCTTCCGTCATTGGTTCTATTTCTGAGTCTATGTCATCCCATATAAGTTTTTGGCTTTGAATGGGTTGTATAGACTGAGGCACTTGAACAGCCTGTTTTAATTGTTTTGCAGCTTCCAAATTTTGTCTGTATCTATCCAGAAGTTGCAGTTGTTCTTCTATACTATTACCAATAACACTACTACCTAATAATGGGTCTCCCCCACCTAATATAACTTGATTTACTGGAACCATAACTATTATCTAATTAGTATTAATAAAATAAGGGGGACACTGCCCCCTTGTTATCAAGCAGCAGGAGTTGTACCAGTGGTTACTACCCTAGGACACCCACACTGATTAGCACCAACATAACCTGTAATAGTGGGTTCATTAGGCAGAACTACCTGTCCATAAACCACATTGCAAGTTTTTCTATCAGTATAATTTATACCAGCAGTAAAGGCTTTATCAATTTCACATTGTATAAGTTTATCTTGATAAGGTCTAACAGCAGCATTGATAGCAACTTGTGCCTTCAAATCTGAAAGTTCCTTCATAATAGCATCATCTGCATCTCTCTGAGACTTATACAGGTTGAAAGCATCTTGGTTATGTTTAGCACTTAATATGTCTAAACCGTCCCTAGTAGACTTATATAGATTGAAATCAGCATCTATCTGTGATTTGTACACCCCGAATAATTCCTGGTCTAGAGTTTGTCTATCCTGAAATCTTTGGTTCTGTTGAGTCAGTGCCCACTGATACAAACCAGCTTGTAGAGCTAGGGTGTCTTCACAGCCCTTTTCCCATGCTTGGAATGCAGTAGGAGCCGTTGAGCTAGAACTCAAACTACTTCCTAAATCATTAATATTAATATTAGCACCTCCCATACCAGAACCTAGTCCAGTACCCAATACACCTGATCTTCTGTTTCCAAACAAAGCAACAGCTCCTAATGCGGTACCAATTATACCAAGAGTTAGGCCAGCAGTAGCACGACCACTAACATTTCTCCTATCATAACCACAGTTATATTTGTCTTCATAGTAACCAGCAGGAACTTCTTTGATTTTCTCTTTTTCAATAATATCCATAATAAAAATTGAAAACAATTAATAATTTTATTTATTCTGTAAGCTTACAAGACAAAGATATAATAGTATGACGTAGTAACCTAACCTTACTAAATGGTACAAAAATACCCGCTTAAAGTGTTATCCTTAAGCGGGTTATCTTATACACAATTTAGCAATGTCCTTATAAATTGTGTTTATCATAAATGTCTACTATTCTATTATATATGTAGGCTACTAAGTATGAATCAACTTCATCATTCTCTGGTTGAGGTGTGTATCCTATATACCTCCATATAAGATTCTTGATGTGGTTAGCTTCATGTACTATAGTTTTCTTATTACTAGTATTTATCACTAAACTAGCCACTCCCCTAGTTAAATCATACTCTATTAACCCTGACATTTCAATATTTCCAAATTTTCCCTTTAGTTCTTCCCATTTATCTATTATAAACACATATATAGTGAAGTCAAATATTGGTATTACAAGTTTTTTCTGAGTTATCATAAGGCATATTTTTATACTCTATTATTTCAACAAACTCTATTATAGCTTTCAAGCAAGCTTTGATTGTTGCTTGCGTAGCAAGCTTTGATTGTTGCT